CTCTCAGAATTGCCAGCACCATTTCACTCGAAAATATGATTGGTCGCTCTTTCATCTATTTTTCTCTGGAAATTCTTTCCACTCACGACCATCCAATAAGCAACCGGCCGCTTTCTTTCCGATTTTTGACATGATGCACGGGAATGAGCCATCTTCTACAACGGTATTCTTGGTATCTCTTGTGTTGTATCCAAGTGCGTATGCCTGTCCAGCGGTCACCCATTCCCCCCACTGTTTGAAAAAGAATGGGATGTTATTAGCAGAGCACTGATCCCGCAAATGGCGTGCCCATCGAGGATGCATCGGGCGAGCATTTGGTCCGCTTTCACCGCCACAAATAACCCAATCAATATGATTGTCTGGCTCGTATGAAATTCCTATCGTGGTTGACATTGGACCGTTATTCTCAAAACCATCAGGAAAGATATAAGAGCTAAATTCTGGTAATATCACAGACCCAAGCATCGGCTCAACCGACAAAAAGTGCATAACGGTGGGTGTTTGGAGTAAGAGCGGAATACGGTTATCGGCCTGTTCCTGGTCTTCTGTCGTTGTTCCGAGCCATACGTTCTTTGCCCCACTGGATAGCCATTCGCAATCACCCGCGAAGTCTGCAACCATGCGATTTATATTCTCAGGACGCTTTGTTAACAGGAGCCAATTAAGCCAGGGTGTCTGTTCGATCAAGCTAAATAGCTCAGAGCGCCACTCGGATAGAATAGAGGGGTGATCATCGAAGACATCTGCTAGGGAAGAGCAGAACACTTTACGTCGAACGCCGTCTTTCTCTGCCTGCTTATTCCAGATGAGCGGCTTCAGCCAGTAAGTCTGGCTGGTTTTCTTCCGGTCAGCCAGCGGTCCCCAGCCGGCCCTGTTCCATTGGTAAAACTGGTTTTCCCGCTCGGCATAACAAAACTTACACCCGGGAGAAACTTTGGTACAACCTATCCAGGGATTAAATGTTGCATCACACCAGCTGATGCCAGTTGTTTCACCCATTATGCCCACACCTCCATGAATATGTCAGCACCAAATGGCCAGCTCACAACCAAGATTTGTCCGGCTTGGTTGACGATATCTTCCCAGCCCAAAATCTTACTTATCGTAAATCGCCCGAGCTGTTCTGTCCCTTCAGCCATCACCCAGCCACACCGGTAGGGTGCTCGGTATCCTGGGCTGTTGGATATGCTGATTGGCTGATTTCTCACGCTTGCTTCTAACTTCAATCCGGCGTCGTATCGATCCCGTTTGGTGGTCAAGATCTCATAAGCATTCTTGATCGAGATAAATTGCTCATGAGCATCTGGTTCACGGCACACGTCCGGGTGCCACTGTCTGGCCAGTCGCCGGTAGGCTACGCGGATTTCATCATCTTTAGCCGTTGGTTTTACTCCGAGCACACCATAAAGAGTAGTAGCCTCCCCGGGTCGATTGTCGCCAGCAAGAAACCATTCTCTCAAGACTTCCTCGGGAAAAACTACAGACCAACTCCCATGGCAGAATCCGAATGCTGACCGGCGGCCATCACTGCGATCTTTGGTTTGACCCAGATAGCGGACCTCCAGGACCCGAGTTTCAACTCTTGGCGCTGTAACAACGATCGATGGCAGATTTATCCTTGTTCCCAGGTACGTTTCCACCAAACTGGCAATAAGCGTTTGGTGTTGCGGAGCAATGATCCAAACATTATTCCGGCCTCGGAAATACTTCTCAAACTTGCGTTCTGTATAAGGAACGGCTGTTTTCAGTGCTGCCACGAGACCGGAATCATATTCGCATTGCAACACCAGACTCCCGTTTTCGTAGGTCAAGGAAGCTGGTACAGACTGTCTCATGAAATTGTCTCCTGCAGAACCCGCTTGCATAACTCTACGGTTTCCGGAGAAGTGGAATTCATAGCCATCACCTGGCGGAGTACACTGGTGAGGTTCTCGACTTTGGCGTGCTCTGCATCCCACTCCTTGTTCAATCGCTGGACTTCTTCCAGGTGGCGGTTCATGAAATCATCAAGCGCTTCAGATTGTGCTTTCAAAGCAGCCTGCAGTTGATTGATTTTTTGATTTGGCTCCATTGTTACTTTCCTCTGCATTTTGAGTAAAAGTCGCAATAGCGGGGGTCGCATTTCCAGCCGGTGGTATTCTCAGGGAAAACATTCGCCTGAATTGCCTTCCAAACTTTTTGAATGGTCTGGAAGAGGGAGAAACACTCAGCTGGGGTATGTATGCTTTCGAAGGTCTGAAACTTGGGCGTCTTGGTTTTTACAAAGACAAAATGACGGAATTTCCACCCCGGCACCGTCTCACCTAACTGGTTGAGGGCAGCCAGGTAGAATAATGGCTGGGATTCTCCCTGTGCTCTCTCATCTGTCCAGCTCTTCGAGCTCGTTTTGAAATCACCGGGAATAGAATCACGAGCTATATAGTCAATGTAGCCCACAATTGGAATGGGCACTCCGGGCACTCGCAGCTCAACTTTCCGCTCAATTCGGTTCTCTCCACCGCCGTGCAACTCTTTGAGCTGGTCGATTGCTTTTATGATATCGGGATTTGATATCATCCTGATTCCATCGTTGCAGATCGCTTCCGGCGTATCCACTCCCCATACAATTGGTGAGCGCTCCTCTTTGATTGCCTTTTGCCAGTTATCTTGCCAAAGGTCAACCAATTTACCTTGGCCTTGGATATATCTTTCAACCGTATTGTGTAAGGTTGTACCAAACACCAGGTTAGGATTTGAGAATGTCGGCAGGTTATCGATATACTTAAATTTCCAAGATGCTGGGCAGCTCTGATAAAGAGATATGGATGAGTAGCTCAGGTGCTCGATCGTCATTTCCCACCTGCCAACTTGGCCGCTACGGTCGTAACTTCACCATCTGTCCCTGGGATCTTTCCATCATTCGCGGCCATGATCGCCTCAGGGCCATACTGTTCAAGGAGAGTATCCAGTGACACTGCAGGCTGAGGTGGCTGAGCGGGTTTGGGTACATCCTGCCATTGTCCGTCGATCGTTTTATCGAATTCCTCAACGAAATTCAAGCCGAAGAGGACATCCGGGAATAGCGACCGGGCAGCAAAAGCCTTCGCCCGGTAATTGCACATCGCCTCTGGATAGGCTTTCCAATTATCTTTACTGAGCAAACCGGCCGTTTTCGCATCGTCGAGAGTGAAGGTGCGCTCGCACTCGATACCATTTGACCGTTTCATCCAAACTTTCCAGCCGTGGAACTTGCCGCCTTCCTCTAGCCGGGTTTCAGTCAGTCCAGTCAGAAGGTTCGAGCGGAAGATCAACGCCATTCCGGTCAGGGTGTCGATCGCCGGTTTTTGATTGATGATGAAGATAGACTTGATCGCCGCCGTAAGCGGTAACCCCAGATCGTGAGCGACCAGCATTTTCACAGCAGCTTCATCGGCTGAGAAGGCGCCAAATACACGAGCTGCGTAGACGCTGGCAGCGATCTGTTGAATCATCTGCCAGTTGGCTGGCGCTAAAGTATTTGAGTTACTCGGTATGATCTCGTACTTTACGGTTTCTTCCATGTTGCTATCCTCCAACTTTCTCAAAGATTTTTAAGGCTTCATCGCCCGATTCGTTGATCCACAGCTCGAGAGTCCGGGCATCAGATAAACCAAGCGTCTGCCTGATTTTTTTTCGTATGGCCACCGGCACTCCCGGAACCGCGATATCCAGATCCACCAATCCAACCAGTGCGTGCGCCGGCTTATTCCCTGCCCAACGCAAGACTTCCATCACTCGCTCAGCTCCAATACCCGGCAAGCCTGAGAGAAATACTGCGCCGGCACCTAAAATATCGGGCGGGCGTGGGGGAAGTAACTTCATACCGGGATCTCGCTTGCGGTTAGCCAGGCGCATGATGCAGCGTTCGAAAGCCTCATCACCGCCACAAAAGGTAACAAAAACCCCCATCTCTTGGATAGTTAGGAGTGCGCCTTGAACCGCATCCCAATTCCACCCGGTCTGTCCCCGGCTGGTAATTAGCTTGCCATTTGGACCGCGCTGGAATTCTCCGGAAATTACCAGATATGGCCACGTGGTCATATGGTTGTTAATCTGCTCGTTGATCCGGGGTTCTACCAGGTGCGCGAGCTGAGGGAGGAGACGATCATCCCGTAATGTTCCCAGGAAGTCATCTGGGGTTTTTCTTTCAACGACAATTTCACATCCATCGTCTGTAACTGCCCGGACATCCCCGCTCTCTAAGGCTGCGACGATAGTGGGTACGTTTCCGAATGAAAGCTTCTGCACCCAGATTGGTTCCCTGCTGTCGATCATGGCTGCTGTGATAGTCATTGGTTACCTCTCTATCCCTGTAAGATACCTGTTCGTTTTTCTTCTGCCTGGCTGATCTGGCTGCTTAGCATGCACGCAGCGACGGTTGCAATCAGTAAAAACAAGATAAAAAGACCGATAAGAATTGCCAGGATGATCAGTATGATGTTCACGGTTTTCTCCTTTTTTGCCTGTCTCTCCAGGCTGCCAAGCTATTACATGTCACCCGCTTTTGGTCCTGTCAACTACCTTTCTCGAAAGCTTAGCCCTGACAGGTGGAGTCGCGCTTGTGGGGCGGCCCCGGATTGACGGGGTGATAGGGGTTCACCAGTCGGGCGTAGATACACTCCTATCGCTTGCGCCTTCGCTGCGTGTCACATCCACGCCGCCGCCCCATGTTGTAAAATGCTTGCCGTCTCTCCGGCTGTCACGCCCTTGTCCGTCCGGCGTTCGAGTACCGTTGCCAGCGGTCTTGTCGCTTAGCCTGCCCACCGCGCCTCGTCAGGGTCGGGTAGCTCTTTGTTTACGTTTACTTGCTCCGCTCCATCATCGGATATACCGGCTTTGACTTCGAGCGGAAGTCAGGCGCATCGCAGGCTTGTCCCTGTCACTTATGGTCAGGAGCGGCCCCTACTACCACCAGCACCAACTCTCCTTGTAACTAGGTAGTCAACCATAAGTCTTGGATCTGGCAGTTACACTATTGCCTGATCAGTATTCGGCTTCCCTTTTCCTGTGATTGCTATAAGTCTGCCTCACTCACTCTCCGCCCGTTCGCCTTCTACGGTTACTTGTTTGGTTATGGTATTGGTATTGCTTTCCGCACGCTCACTTGTTGACTGGCTGGCAAGTTACTCAGTGCGTCTCCTATTTCGCTTGTTGCCGTCGACGCCGCCGGGACTTTGCCTCCACTAGCAAGTTGGGAGCGTCTTTATCCGACTTGGGTTATTTCCCATTGTTGACGGGCATCCTTGGCACATGCCCACGGCTTTTTCACTTGCGCCAACTTCACAGCCGATGCTATTGATTTGTAAGGTTCGAGTGCCGGTTACGGCTCCGGCTCTTGCTATTGGTGGTGATCACGGCTTCGGCACAAGTCAGACAAGTGGGGCCAATGACCCGATATTTGTCTTATAAACACCCTCGCCTACAACCTTCTGCCAGCTCACAAGACGGTTACCATAGTTATAGCGGGCCACTCGTGGGAGTTTCGTAGCCGTATCCCGGCACCCGGTCAAAGCCGGACCTCTCATACTCGCCGTTATCACCCTGCCCCCTGGCCCATTTATCAGTTAAGGTTCAGTTCTGCCAGTTACGACGTTTCCGGCTTGCCTTCTCGACTCCCAATTTCCACTGTACTTTCGGGAGGGCAACGGTTGAAGGAGAAAGAGAAAGCTAATCAGTAGCCGTGAGCTCTAAAACGTGTGCGCTCTCAATACTGCGTCGCTTTGCTTCCACAAGCGCCTCATCCCAAGTCATTGTTTCCACTTCCGGGACAAGCGCCAGCACTGCTTCGATATCCGCCGAATCCGGTAAATCTGGTACTTGGTAAGACATCTCAATCATGGTGTCCATTGCAGATCTTACAGACTTGCCAGCATCAACTCGGCGGTCTCGGGAGAGTCCACCGTGAAGAACTTCGCGATGAACGGCTGCGAGGCAATCAGCGGAGCTAGCTCTGTGCGCATCTTCTCGATATCTTTTCCAGCAGCCCGGGCGGCGTTGGAAACCAGGACCTTCAGAAACTGCCGGGCGGCTTCTTTCTCTTTCTCGGGTCCGTTTCCGTTACCATTTGCAGGCGTGGTATCGAAAGGTGCAGCAGGAGCAGCTTGGCCAGTGCCGGGGGTAGAGTTCCCACCGGTGTAAGCAGCCACGCACTCGGCCTCGGTGTTGAAGATCCCAAGGAACTTGAAGGTGGTCAGATCGCGGCTCTTGGTTTCGCCGGTTGCTTCATCGGTCTTGTTATATTTCTTCCCGGTCTTGACCATCTCTACATGCGCGAACTTCTTGTTCAACTCCTGCAGTTTGGTCAGGTTCAAAGCGCGGAGGCTGGGCAATACGATGTCAACCCACTCGCCAAATTCAGCAAGCATGCTGCGCTCGACCGGGTTGGTCAGGTTGGTCTGAGCCAACGGGATCAGCTTCATCTCGATCGCCGTATAGCGCCGAGGGGTCTTGCCATCCGGGGTCATCTGATTCGGGTCATACGGAACCCTTCCGGTACCCTTAGCAAGTGCGCAGAACCAAACATCGATGTTGATTTCACCCCAGAACTCCTGGGTATTGGCCGGGTTGGCAGCTGCCTCCCACGGATCTTGAACTGGTACATAATTAGCGGCCATTGAAAACTCCTTTCTCAGTTTTTGAATGTAGGCCTTCGGTTATCACGATCCCGCAATTGCGGGTAATTCCAAATTTGAATAATGTATTTGTTCTCTTTTCCTCCACTTATCCCAACTTTCGCACTTTAATCCCGCATTCCATACCGTTGAAGGTCTTTTCTACAATAGCTCCACCAGAGGTTGGGTTCTGTTGAGCTTGTGCGACAATGTCATCAATGCGCTGTTGTAACGCTTGCTCTGCAGGTGAGATATGCTTCTCTCTGGGCTGGAAACCAACCACAACTGCCGGCTGTGTATCCTGAGCCTTTACGGTTTTAGCTTTACGCATCACACACGGTTTGCACACACCGCTCTTAGTCAATACCTGGTTCTCTCCCCCGCATTGTGGACAGGTTGCCAGTTTGGCCGGATCAAAGGTTCTTCCGGGTTTAGGTTGTTTCGCCCCGCAACTCTTCGAGCAGTATTTCTGTTCCTCGTGTGAGGTCTGATATGTTTTGCCACATCTCTCGCATACCTTCTCGAAGATAGTCCTGGGTTTTGAATTGGTAGGCTCAGTAAAATAGGGGAACAACTCCATATCCGTTGCTGGAGGTGCAGCCGGTTCTTTGATGGATTCCAACATACCGAAGAACATCGACGATTCAGTTTCAACCAATAAAACGTTGGTCTTAACTTTCATCCGGTCAGGAAATACACCTGCCATTGCATGGATGAGTAGCTCTTGTTCGTCCGTCAAATGTTCGAAAATATATGTTGGCATAATTTATTCCTTCGGCCTCATCGAGCGAACCGTCTTAATTTTTTCCGTCGCTCCCTGCACCTTCAGCAATAACTCGAGCACGATACAGTGAACATCTGCCGGGATATCCTGCCGCTTGCCGATCTTGACCACTATCCGGGCTACGTCTGACAAATCCATGTTTGCTGAGTCCAGCAGTTTTCCTGCTGCATAGGGGAACGGCTTGCGATTGCTCACTGGTGCAACTCCTCCTGTATAGCTCTACCGAGCCGCTCGATCTGTTCCTGTGCAGCGATCCTGTCTTGCTCTCGCCGGCGGATATATTCCCAGACATCACCTATCACCATCGGAAGCCCACTCGCGGCGAAGCAAAGAACCGTGATCAATGCTGCCTGCCAGGAGATCAGCGCTACGCCGATCAGGGTCACCCCCACACCTACGACTACAAGCAGGCTCACAAAGCCCTCTTTGTACCTTCCCATTCGTTGGACCAGGATGCTGTACCCAACGCCGAACATCAACAAGCCAAACAGAACTGCCGCGAAGAGTCTCCAATCTACTGCCGAACTTGTACCCATCATCATCCCATCTTCCCTTTCTGCTATGATTTATTTAGTAGGTGCTGGCTCACATGTTCAACCCATTGAGCCGTGGAATCTTCATTGGAGGCAGTCCATCGATGACCGTTGACGCAATGAAATCCATAACCATTTCCATCGATTTGGAAAGGAACCGTGTTACTCCCACATTCGGGGCAGAGCTGACTATGCCGCTTAGCCGTGATTGGATGCGGGTAAATTGGTTCGATGGCTGCCTCCTGGAGGTTCTTGAATCTCACCATCTTTCCCATTGGAGCGCTATCGATAGCGGAAAGCACTCGGCGGAAGAGGAACGCCCACTTCTGGTAAGACCAATGATTTGCTTCCTCGGGCAGCCAGGCAATAAGACGATTGAACAACTTCCGCCCTACTCTGCTGCTGATCTGACCGGCCACCTTCGCCGCTTCTGTTTCCCAGAACTGGTGCCAGGGTTTTGTCAGGAGTCTCTCTTCATCGGTGAGAGTACGCCCCTTGAGGTCTCGTTTGCTCTGAAGGAGGAGCGACGTAGAGAGGGAGTGATTGCGACCATTGGTGTAGCTCATGCATCCACCTCAATCAGCTGGATCAATTTGGCTGCATCGGTTTCTCCACGAATTGCTGCATGTCTCATAGTTTCCCAGGCGTTACGCTTCTGCTCGCCGGTCAGCTTGTCAAAAGCAGCTGGCAGCTTATTCAGCAGATCTACAAATCCGAGAGGACCCAGCATTCTGGATACGATCGTCATGCATTCGAGAGCATCCATCACTTCACCAACCATGGCAGCGGGCCCGTGAACCGGGTACCCCAGTGGGAAAGGTAATTGAGGGTGTCTCGCCAGCAGCCAGTTAGCCGTGCAAATGCCGTCACTTCGTGGCCATCCTTCGAGACAACCTGGAACCCGAAGTTACCGGGCTGCACCTGGCAAATCAGATAAAAGCGCTGGGCGTCATAGGATCGAAAGACCATATAAGCGCCATTGCGGTCCAAGCACTGTCGGATGGTCGCGGACTCGGGATGCTTGTTGGCGTGTATGCCAGCTACCACACCTAAGGCCAGGATTACGATGATCAGCGCAATCAGAATGGGTTTTGGATTGAATACTCTTTCGTGCTGGAGGGAAAGTTCGGCGATCATGACCGCACATCCATCTGGTTATTGATCACCCGGATAATCTTGGAAATATCGCCTGTGTCTGGGTCTTCGTTGATCCGGTAAACTCCATTGCCCACAGCGCCCATCATCTTCGCAACTGCCAGTAGGTTTGCAAGCAACAGTTCCGGGTCTTTTACATCTTGCAGGTTCAAAATGAGCTTATCCATAGATCCTCCAAGAAAGGAAGGTGAACATAAGCGGATAAATTACTTGACTGCCGGCGTGATCGCTACAGTCGTCTGGATTGAGTACTCGGCTGTAGCGGTCGCCCGAATTCGACTTACCGCAACCGTCCGAAATACCAATAAGAACGCCAGGGCAACCACTGCAAGGATATACAGAGCAAGAAACTGATAACCAGACATACTCAAGACTCTTGGCCTAACCATGACTCGCCTCTAAAACTTTAGGTGCATCCTCGCCGATCCGTAACCAGATCAGCAGCTTCAATCCATCACGCTGGCTGGATACTTGCAGCCCGCAGGTATCCCATTTCTTCTGGGTAGTAACCGAGTACATCACACTGCGATAGTGCTCCATCGTCAGGTGGTCAGAAAATTCTAGAATAGTCGCCTTTCCTGGGACTAAACCTTTAATCAAGTTGCGGCAAAACGCTGCCTTCGAACGCGCATGCCCTCGGAAAGGGATTTCGGTTGTGCCTAAGATTTTTGGATATACGATAAGATTTGTGGTAAAATCGGACATAGAAGGTAATTCCTTTCTTGCGCTCTCCTATTTGCCGCCAAGCTATCGGGAGAGCGCTAACTTTTAATTCAAACGCGTCTACGATTCTGGTGAGGATGTAGACGCGTTTATTGATTCAACGGATTCTGGAACTTGCTTTACAGGAAGCAAATCACGGTGCTCATCAAGTAGATCAATGGCCCGGCGAATAATTTCGCCTTGACTAAGCCCTGATTTTTCGGCCATGTCAGCAACCTTGCCGATATGCTGCATGGTCAGAGAATAGGTTTTTGTTACAGCCATATCTAATTGGTTCATCGAAACTCCTTGTCAGATATCAAATTATTTTTGCTTTCTGACAATTTTTATTATAGCCCGTTTTGTTAGTTTGTCAAGCGACAAATTATTTTTGTCCTTAATCGCGAAGAAAATGCTATGATTTTTTGTCAAATGACAATCATTGATTTTTCGGAGTGGCTTAGCCAAAAATTAAAAGACCGCGGTTGGAAAGCATCTGTGCTGGCAGAAAAGGCCGATATCGATCCTGCGATTCTTACGCGTGCACTAAAAGCTCAACGAATGCCATCTCATGAAAGCCTGATAAGAATTGCACGAGGACTACATTTGTCAGTTGAGACTGTTTACCAGGCAGCCGGCTTGCTGCCCGAAAAACCCCAACATGACCCCACTCTTGACGAGGTGAACTTTAAACTGAACTTGCTTCCAGAAGAGGACCAGCAGGACGTATTGCGCTATGTAGACTTTTTGTTATCGAAGCGGGAACGGGAGGGTAACCGTGGACGGGATACAGGCGAAGGATTGGAACCAGCTCACCAGTGAAGAACGAAAACTAATCTACCAATACCTTAACTTAAAACTTACTAACAATTTCTATCAACAATTAGCAATCGTAAAGCTAAGAATTCTCTTCAAAAGCGTTCCATTCCCGGTTTTGTTTTCCAGCCTGGCCAGTATATTCGCTTTCGTAATTCTGGCCTGCTTACCATTTCAACGGGAAAGCATGATGACAGCGATGGGATTAGGGATTGGATTGGCATTTCCATTTGCTGTATTGCGGAAACAAATCATATAAAAATGGCGGTGTAATAATGACTGCAACGAAAATCCTTTTTTTCAACTCGGAGAGCAGTATGCAGCGCGGCATCCGGGAGATGGAAAAGTATGGTTGGCAAGTAGTCAGCACTGAAGCCGTAGATCAAGGTTATTCGTTCAGTAAAACCTGCTGCCTGGCTGTAATCTTTTTACCCTTAGCACTCTTGGGCAGAAAACCGGTACGCCATAAGGTCCAGTTTGTGTATGTCGGTGTGCCGGGCTCAGATAAATTGACTCCAGCACTTCCGCCTCCTCAAAGGTTAAGTCGGTTGGTGGGCGCAGGTATTAGCTCTTTATTATTTATAGGATTGTGTCTGGGATGTATTATGGTAGGCGCTTTTATCAACACGTATGATTTAAATCTTCCCACTACTACAGCTGTAAAAATTACCAATCCTTCCTCAGCTCATACAACAACCCCTTCAATTATTGATAAGGCGATTCTTCCTGTCTCGACAACCCCGATCCCGAATTTTATCCAAAAAAACACCACAACGACTATGCCAACAAAAACGGCTATCCCCACCCAAACTCGCTGGCCAACCGCAACTGAGAAACCTACTAAATAGTAAAGAGAACTTGAACGATGGAATGATCATCGATGCCTTAGATCATCGGTTTCACAAAAACACAGGTATCAATCCTATGCTATTCACTCAGCAAACGAAGTACCAAATACTCCCCCAAATAACCAGGGACAATAGCCCACGTTCGCGTGGACAGAGCGTTGCCCTCCGGAGGCAAAAAGCGGCGTTCGAGTCGCCGTAGGGGCGCAAGGAAGTACCATTAACCATCAGAATAACGAGGTTAGTGGTACTTCGTTTAAGGGATATTGGTACTCCGTTATCTACCATAAATTAGAAACGGAGGTAACAATCCATGAAACTCTCAAAAGCGGTTGAGGGATATTCACTCGATAGCCTGAGTAATGGCTACAGCAAATCCACAATTACCAGCTACCAATCATCTCTAAATTTGTTGGCTCAGTATCTCGGGGATCCGGAAATCGAAACGATCACCGGGGATGACCTTAAGCGCTTTTTTCTCTATCTACGAACCGATTACCAGCCCCGTCGAATCAACTCAACAGATATCCGTCCCCTCGCCGGCGCATCCCTCCACGGCAAGTGGAAAGCTATGCGGTCTTTGTGGAACTGGGCAAGTGAACTGCTTGGACCGCTGCCAGCTGCCAAAACAATCCCAATGCCTAAGTACGAGAATAAACCGATCGTGCCATTCACGGAAGAAGAGACAAAAAAACTCATCCGGGCATGTGAAATTACTGCTGAAGCAAATACTGAGCGAAGGACTCGGTATGTACAACGCCGGCCAACAGCAGCTCGTGACAAGGCAATAGTGCTGATCCTGATCGATACGGGAATCCGTGTCGGCGAGCTCTCCAGGCTCTGTATTGATGATGTGGATTTGGAATCAGGAGAAATACTAATTAGGCCGTTTGGGCGAGGTCTCAAGACTAGAGGCCGTGTGGTCAATATCGCCAACCATGCAAAGCGGGCGTTGTGGCTGTATCTAGCAAAGAGATCAGATACAGACCCATCCGACCCGTTGTTTTTGAATGATGAGCTGAAGAAACTTGATGCAAATGCAATCAAGACGTTTTGCCGTCGCCTGGGGGAACGCTGCGGGATAACAGGAGTTCATCCTCACAGGTTCAGGCACACATTTGCAATTCAGTATTTAAGAAACGGGGGAGATCCTTACACGCTACAGAAGCTGTTGGGTCACAAATCCATGGAGATGGTCCGGCGATACCTGGATATTGCCCAATCAGATATTTCCAATGCCCACAAGCGAGCCAGCCCCGCGGATCGGTGGCGGCTATGATTCCTGTACTGAATCACTAAAAACCAAGATATCACCCGGCTGGCAGTTGAAATACTTGCAAAACGCCTCCAGGGTTGGCGCGTCGAACCGCTCTACCCGCTGGGTGATGTAGCTCGTTAAGGTGCCGGTCGATATGCCAGTCTCTTCGGCGATGACTCGGTATGTGAGCTTCCGGCCCTCTTTGAATTCTTTTTGGGCGATTAAGATTTTTACTCGGTTGAAAATTGCCATGGCGACACTCATTATACACCTCGTTGTAGCAAGTATAACAAACAATGTGTTTGATAGTCGTTAGAATATATCATCTAGTATTGACATTGTATCTGATAATTGATATTATGTGTATGGTAGTTACTACAAAACAAAGGGTATTGTGATCATGAAAAACAGCTATATTACAGTTACTGATCAATTTTGTGGAGCTGGGGGAAGCTCAATTGGAGCCATTAAGGCTGGTGCCGAAATTCGTTTGGCAATGAATCACTGGAAATTGGCGTGTGAAACCTATGGAACAAATCACCAGATAAACCCGATTTGCACCGATGTTTCAGCCACGGATCCACGCCGCTATCCCTCGACGGATATCCTGATCACTTCTCCGGAGTGCACAAATCACAGCCTGGCTAAGGGCAGACCGCGCCAATATTATACAAAAGATATCTTTGGCAATATCTTGATAGATCCCGCCGAAGAACGCTCCCGGGCGACCATGTGGGATGTTCCCAGATTTGCCGAATATCACGATTATCGAATGATCGTTGTTGAAAATGTAGTCGATGCTGGAAAGTGGATTATGTGGGAGAGCTGGCTCCATGCCATGCATGCCCTGGGATATGAGCACCAGGTTGTTTATTTCAATTCGATGTTTGCATGGCCCACTCCGCAAAGTCGAGACAGAATGTACACGATCTTTTGGAAGAAGGGGAACCTGGCTCCCAACATGAATATTGAGCCACTGGCGTTTTGTCTCCACTGCGGAAAGGATGTCAATTCTATCCAGACTTGGAAAAAACCTCTCCGCTGGGGACGTTATAAGGCTCAATATTTTTACCGTTGCCCCCAGTGTCATCAGGAGATTGTGCCGTATTATTACGCAGCCTTCAATGCGGTCGATTTCAGCCTACCCGCCCAAAGGATCGGCGATCGCCAGCGCCCTCTGAAACCTAAGACCATGGAACGAATCAAATATGGCTTCGAGAAATATGGCAAACATCCAATGGTCATTACCGGTCGTTATACATCCGGTATAGAATGCCGAGTGCGCGATGCGTGTAATGATGTGATCCCTACTCAGCCCGGTGACAGTAGCCACGCTTGGTTGTTCCCCTGGACTGTCGAGACAGGCTATACCCATTCCGGTAATAATCGGGCAGATGCCTCAACCGATCCCCTCAACACTCAGACTACTCGCCAAACGATAGGATTAGTTGGGTTCTTAAGCAAGATGTACGGGGGAAACCCAGGAAGTATGAATATTGGGCTTGATGGACCCACAGGAACCATAACCACTCTTGACCATCACGCTCTGATCGCTCCTGGATTTCTGGTACGTCAGAACGACATTGGACATGGAACTCCTGCACGGCGAAGCTTCTCCCCAGAGGATCCCCTGGCCACTATCACAACCCAGGATACCACCGCGTTTGTAGGAACGCCATTCGTCGCCGAATTACACGGAACTGCAAAGGCAGGTAGTCTTGAGGAGCCCTTGATGTGTGTCACTGCTGGGGGGAATCATCACGCTCTGCTTTCAAGTGATGCCTTTGTAAGCTATTTCTATGGTACATCCCAGGCTAGTGGTATGGTGGATCCGTTGAATACTATGACGGGGAAAGATCACGCAGCTCTGATCGGATCGCTTGAAACCATGCAAATCGAAGATCTGACATTCCGCATGCTGCAATCTCAAGAGATTGGGAAAGCAATGGCCTTCCCCTCTTCTTATGTGGTTTTGGGTTCAAATAAAGATAGAGTGCGGCAATACGGTAATGCAGTAACCCCTCCTGCGATGGAAATGCTTCTCAAACGATGCATCGAAACATTGCGGTAGACATAATGAGCATCTTACTTGTGAACGGCAATGCCTTGCAGATCCCGCTGGCGGATAAGTCGGTTCAGTGCGTAGTGACCAGTCCGCCATATTTCGCCTTGCGTGATTATGGAATTGAGGGACAACTAGGCTTAGAACAAACACCTGGTGAGTACATCGAAAATATGGTGCTTGTTTTCCGCGAGGTATGGCGAGTACTACGAGACGATGGAACTCTTTGGATAAACATCGGGGATTCCTATGCCGGCGGGAACGGAAACGGCGGAGTAGGTCCGGCAAGCTCAAAGCAGGTAACGAACAAAGGTAGTTATTTCGGTCCCATTGCCCGCTCAAAATGCCTCGGTCGCGGCCCCGGTGATCGGTGGGGCGGTGGGGATCGAAAAGTACAGGGATTGCCCGCAAAGAATTTACTTGGTATCCCTTGGCGGCTGGCGTTCGCTTTACAAGATGACGGCTGGATACTCAGGAGTGACATTGTGTGGTCAAAGCCCAATCCTATGCCCGAATCGGTCACAGACAGACCAACAAAATCACACGAGTACATCTTTCTGTTGACGAAGAGCCAACAGTATTTCTATGATGCAGAAGCAATAACCGAACCCGTTAGCGAGAACACACATATGCGGGTAAGTCAGAACATAGCGGATCAAGTTGAGCGGTTCCGGGCGAATGGAGGGGGAAAGACAAACGGACCAATGAAAGCTGTTTTAAGGGGTTGTACCAGAAAGTTAGCCGCAGAAGGGTCTGGTATTAAATCTAATTGCTCCATGAATTTAGCATTGGCTCTACCTGTAGACACCAGAAATAAGCGGACGGTTTGGACCATCCCAACACAAGGATATAGCGGGGTACATTTTGCGACATTCCCATTTGCTTTAGCAGAACCATGTATCAAGGCGGGAACAAGTCAGGTTGGGTGCTGTCCAACATGCGGGGCACCATGGGAGAGAGTAGTTGAAGTCGAGGGAGGAACTATCGGTAAGAGTTGGGTTGATCATTCGGATGATAAAGGGAAGGGTATGGCACAGCGACATGAAGGCGGGAAGCCGATAATTCAAGCAATGAGAGATTCTTATAAAAATAAACCATACCAAAAAACAGATCTCGGTTTCCAGTCCACCTGTTCCCACGACAAACCGGCCGTGCCGTGTGTTGTGATTGATCCGTTTGTGGGAAGCGGAACGACGCTGATGGTGGCCAGGAAGTTGGGGAGAGATGGGGTAGGGTTGGATCTGTCATGGAAATATCTGGTAGAGTGCGCAAGGGAAAGATTGGGATTGAATGCCCTCGAAGAATGGGAGAACGGGCTGAGCGTGGACAATAGCGACTTATCAGAATTGCCATTATTCAGGGAAGGGAGTGACATGGACATCACACTCGAATCAAGAGAATAACGTATATGTCTCAACCTACCGACCTCTCCCACATACCAAATCAGGAATTACTTTCCGACTTATGCGAAACTCAACTGGATATTCAACTTTGCCGCGAAGCATTGAGTTTGGGAATCCTGGAATATTCGGGTGGTAAAGTGATCAACCGGCTGCAGGATAACAAGGAAATCCTTACGAGAATCCGTCGAGAAATTGAAGGGAGGAAGATTCCGCTTGTCCAAATCGAAACGGGTGGGCAGATAGGCCTTGCACCCCTTAACACCGGGCAGATGTGCCCAGCCGGGAAGAGTGAAGCGTGAAAAACGCATTAACAGTTAAATGCCCAGAGTGTGGGGCCAAGCCAGGCGTGAAGTGCAAAAATTATAAGGGGAAAAACTGTGCCCCACATTCCGCACGAAACACCTCCGCGTGGTGGGAAGAGCAAAAGATAAATAAGCCGACCCATTCGTATATTGGTCGTAAATTGTGTGGTTGTGTCGTGGCTGTATGCGTCGATGCTGGAGACACAATCACCGCTAACGAAGTTGCCGAATTTATTAAAAGCGGTCTGAAAGTCGAGCGTGTGCCGTTTGGAACACCCGAATATGAAGCCATTATAAATAATCTTGGATGCGTGCATAAAAAATCAGAACCGCAAATGGCATTGTTCCAATAATGAGTAATAACCAACAGCAACCAGGAGATAACCCGTGTCAAAAATCCTCGTAACCACCTCAGTTCTCATCCTTGCTCTTCTCGGGCTCAGTATTTTAGCTTCAACCCTCACCACCCGTGTGGTAGAAATCCGTCAAGCTCAGGGAGTCATCAAAGCCGCACGTGCAGCTCAGGACGCATCCAAAGCCGCACAAATTGCGAGCGCTGGATTAAGTATGGTACCAGTGATGAACAGTCTATTGCTTGCTTTAATGGTGATCGTCCTGATCGCCATCGCCGGGATGATCGCCTATGCTCTGGTGAAACACTCCGCTCCCGTTCCGCAATCTTTCCCGCAACCATCCCGCAAGCAGTTACCGCCGAGGCTACCGGATCAAAACCAGCTTATGACAATGCTTCTGATACAGCAGCTCAGAAATCAACAACTGCCGAAATCGGAGACGCCCATTCTGTTGGATGAGCACCAAGATACTGAGTATTTAGGATGGTAGGTGAAATATGCCAAAAATGCTGAACTACACGACCGAAATTCCGGTTACCAAGACTTTATCCGAGCTTCAAAATATCCTCGCAGAACATGGGGCCCGCGCCGTCCATATCCACTACAACGAGAAGCGGGAGCCGGCAGGGATCAGCTTCACGATCCTTGTCAAGAATATCCCGGTCGAGTTCCGCCTGCCGGTGCGGAGCGAAGGGGTGTACAAGGTTTTGTTGTCTGCCCGAAAGCAATATGTTGATTATGCAAAGCAGAAGGTTATCCGTGCCCAGGCTGAAAGAACCGCCTGGCGTAACTTGAAGGACTGGATTTTGGCGCAGTTTGCCCTGGTCGAGTCCGATCAGGCCGAAGCCGCTGAAGTATTTCTGCCTTATGGCGTGAACCCGAAAACCGGGCATACGGTGTATGAATGGTTCCAATCTGAGCTGCTACTTGGTCCTGGCGATAGTAGCGGGGATGTGGTGGACGGCGAGACACGGGAGATCAGGTGAGCGATGAGCGACCAAAAAGGGCAAATAGTATTTGTCAGCAAAATCGGCATAATGATCCATCATAGGTTTTTTATTCGCCGCCGGGCACTGGGGTTGACACAGCAACAGGTGGCAGACGCGGCAGGAATATCGCGTAATTATGTGTCTCTGATCGAGCGGGGTAATTTGATTGGTGTTACCCTAAAAACGCTGGTCAACTATGCTGAGGCACTCGGCTGGGGATTAGATATTCGCCTTGTTGAAAAAGAGGAGAGTGAAGGATGAGCGACGACATGATCTTTGATGATAGCTGGCAATGTTGCCCGGACTGCGGAGCGCCACTTGACGACTGCAAATGTGATGAATTGCTCGAAGAAAACGGCCAGGATGACCCCGCCGATAGCGGGGATGTGGTGGACGGCGAGACACGGGAATTGAGGTAGGCGATGAAAGTACTTACTCTCACGCAACCATGGGCTACATTAGTGGCAATTGGGGCGAAGAGGATTGAGACGCGGGCTTGGAAAACGAATTACCGCGGTCCGCTAGCCATCCATGCGGCGAAGGGGTTTCCAAGTTGGGCCAAGAAGCTGGTTCATGAAGAGCCATTCATTACTGCGCTTGAGAATGCCAAAATAACCAACCGGCTTCGAAGCGCATACCTTCAGCTTCCAGTGGGCTGTATTGTTGCTACGTGTGAGCTGATAGATTGCATTTATATCTCCGGTTGCCCAGTAGCCGTGCATGTCGAACGAATGGGATTTACGGTGGATTGTCACATTCCCCCAGGTGAACCGGAATTGAGCTTTGGAAATTATTCATCTGGACGCTACGCCTGGTTACTTGCAAATATCGAAATGGTACCATCACCAATTCCAATGCGCGGAGCTTTAGGTCTGTGGGAGTGGAAGGAGAATGACGAATGAGTGTTTACCAGCATACTGAGTTGATGAACAAAATCAGCGCGGTTGTGAAGTGAAAATTAGGCCGCTTTCTTACCCGATCGAATATATCGGTCGATGGAATAGCAAGGATAAGGCTATCTTTCTGGCGGCTACGGTGCGTTTCTGTGCGGCACTGTCTCGCTACACCAAGCTAAATCCCGAGGAAACCTGTAGGCAGGTGTTTGGAACGATCCGGGTAACAACAGGTAATCTGAAGGGCCTAAATGCCCATGTCAACAAAGTGGGCGAAATGACTATCGTCCGAAATAAGATTACCGTTGAATTGATCATCCACGAGCTTGCCCACCTGTTCGATTACCTGTGTGGACTAAAACCCACCAATGATCTCCTCAGGGAAGGAATCTGGGATGAGGATGGCTGTCTAGTATCCGGATGTAAGGATGGCTTTTTCACCCGCTACAACAATATGCGAACACCCACGAACGGGTTCAAGTCGTCTGATTGGACGAAGGGGGATCAGATCCATCCCGGCGTAGAGACTGGCGATCCCGAGTTCGAAGCCTTGGCTGACGATGTAATGAACTGGGTGCGTAGAAACTTCGTGGACAATAAAGCCGGTCGAGCAATCTATAAATGGGTCGATGACCATATCGTAATGTGGCTGGAAGAAAGGGAGAGAGTAAGGCATGAGCGACGAAATCAAGCAAATGGTGTCGGATAAACAGATGATTGATGATTATTTTGAGAGCTGGCAGAATGCCTGCCGTGTTATTGGCGAGCGCGATAAAACGATTGAGCAGCTCAAAGCAGCGCTAGAAGATGCACTTGGCGAACAGACAGCCATAAAAGGCGAGTTGAATTTTGCCGGTTATGAATTTGTATGGGAAGGTGAAGAGCCAGTCATTGAGTGCATTCATTGCCGGCTACCTATTTGTGAAGGACATGCGGACGATTGCCTGCAATTACAGGACGGTGAAGGATGACACAGGATGAATTTATTGCTGAACTCAAAAAATATCGTCATCACACTATGGGCGTAGCAAGTAGCGAAGATATAGCGTTGACACTAAGCCACGCATTCTCTGGTAGTGAAGCTCACGAAAGCATTATAGTGGAACATGCCGAACTTCTCTCTGAGATTAAGCGGCTAAAGAACTCAGCGGCGCGCTGGAAGTCAATCGCGAAGGGCTTTATCTTCCGCTATCGAATCACATTAACTGAACTGGACAATATAGATGCTGAGGTCACCCAGTTACTAAAAGTGCTGACCGAGATCCGTGATCTGGCTGCTGAAGATATTCGGATAGATACTACGGGTTCGTTCACTTACCAGATAGAAGCCAATGCCCGTGAAGCCTTGCGATCGAGCGAGAAAGAAAAGTGAAGCATGACAATTTTTGTTGACACAAACGGTCTGAAGCTCCACCAGAGAATGCTCCTGCGCCGTCGAGAATTAAACTTGACACAGCAGCAGGTGGCAGAGCGGGCGGGAATTACTCGTAATTATGTCTCCCAAATTGAACGAGGTAGTTTAGGTAGTGTTACTCTAAAAACACTGTTTGCATATGCCGAGGTACTTGGTTGGGCGATGGATATTCACCTTTCCTCCAAAGAAGTGGTGCAAGATCTGGTATCCGGCGAAAGTGTTAACAAGGACTAGCGCGATGGTAACAACGGGCTCAGTACTGGATTACATTGCCCATGATGGCACGACCACAGCAGAAGACTTTCTCTATTGGATATCGGCAAATACAGATAGTTATTGGGCTATCGATGATATTTTTGATCACACCAACACCGTCATGGTCCTTCGTTCCATGCGCCGCGAGATTGGCGAGATAGCCCTACGGCACTCACGGGATACCGAAGTCAAATTACTTGCCAGGAGATACCGAGATTACAAACCAGATCCCAATCCCTGGCCATGGAAACATAGATAAAACTGTCAATAAGCCAATCTCTTATTGACACATAGGAGCACTACTTGAAATACCTGGCTGTAATCTTGTTGGTTCTCACCCTTGCTGCGATCGCATGCAGTTCTTCCAACGCGCCAACAACACCGGCCACTTATGATGTCCCTGAACAGATCACTCAGATCGCAACTCGCCAAAGTGGATTTTCTACCGCAATGGCATTCAGTCAGGGGGCAACCCAAACCGCGGATGGTGCTTCAGTTGCTCTGTATTTAGCTAACATCAATGCCCAGCAAACCCAGCAGGCTGCCCAACAAACAGCAAGTGCATTGTCCGCATATTTGACCGCCACAACAGATACTCAGCATGTCCAGGAAACAGCTGTTATTGAAAGTCGTAATGCAACCGCAACGGAAGAAGCACGAGAGGTAACCGCCACTTCTCAATCTGTCTCTGCAACCGCCGTGGCCATCGCAAGTGCAACACAGGCCCAGTGGACGCAAGCCGCCATTGATCGCCAGGCTACCGCTGACGCTGCCAGTGTGCAGGCCCTTGCGACCGCTCAGGCTGCCCAAGCGGGAATGAGCGCTGAAAAATTACGCCAAGAACAGATCGCCACATACCGGGCGGATTACACCAAGATTGCTTGGGCTATATTTCCATTTTTGCTGATCATAGCAACATTCGCCGTAGGAATTTGGGGATTGCGGTCGTGGGCTTCCCTCCGGGTGATTCAGCGAGATAGCCGTGGAGCTGCTCCGATCCTTGCAATTAGCGGCCGGGTGGTAGATCCTGACCGGACTCTTTACCCTGTTATTGATCCAAAGCACCAGATACTCCCCCCGGTCGCAACACAAACTCAGATTACAGAAAATGCTCAAAAAGTCCAGGCTATCAGAGCTCTCCCCACTGAAGGGAAAAACGCAGACGCCCGGCAGATCGCTGCGGGAATGGCGACACAAAAGCCCATAGCCCCACTAACTGCTGAGCTTCCTCCATCAGCTCCATGGTCACTTATCGATCGTTGGCAAGGAGGAGCGCTGCCACTCGGTATGGGGGCTAAAGGTCTGATTACTGCTACGAACGACATGGCGCCACACCTGCTTGTAGCCGGCACCACCGGAAGCGGAAAGACCCGCGGTCTCATTCGTCCGCTGACTGCTTGCGCATTAGCTGATGGCAGGCAAGTTATTATCTTCGACCGCTCCGGTGTAGATTACCAGCCATTTGACAATCATCCAAATGCCCACGTCGTTCGATTGGATGAACCTGAAGATGCAATAGGATATTTAGCCAGCGCATATACTGAGTTGCAACGCCGCCTCAGAGTGATGACACAAGCCGGTGCCAGTCTGTGGGAAAAGTGGCCAGCCAGAGGACCCATGATACTGATTGTGATGGATGAATTCTCGGATCTGGCTGACGAAATGCCAGAAGGTGATAAAGCAAATCTTTGGAAGTACACACGTATGCTTGCCGCCGAAGGTAGAAAAGCCGGCATTCACTTGATTGTTGCTCTTCAAGATCCGACTGCTAAAAGTATTGACCTTCGCATTCGGCGCAACTGTACCCGTATTAGTTTTCATGTTCAGGAAATGGAATCCAGTCGGGTTATTCTCGGTACACCAGGTGCAGAACGAATTCCCCCGGGTCAGTTCTTAGTCGTATTGGGAAATCTGATACATGGCGTAGGCTTTCAGCCGAGCGACGATGAAATATTAGCATTTCTCAGTCGGCGAGCAGTCCCCAATATTGAACCACCCGAATGGCTGAGAATTGGAGAGGAAGAGCCCGCCGGACAAAGCGAAAGTGAAATCATCATACAGATGTACAAAAGCGGGGAAAGCCTGGCTGCAATTCAGCGGGCAGTGTGTGGTTATTCTGGGGGAAAGGCTTTCGAATACGTGAAAAGTGTTCTGGAAGAGACAGGTATTACCGGTAATAATCTTGGTAGTACTGGTATCGAAGACTCGGTATTGAGAAAGAGCGAATAGTAGTACAGGGCTCACAAAACAAGGTTTATAGGGTTGCCCAAATGGGGCTGGAATACCCTATTTTTTTATCCATTTTCGCTGTAACGGATTGTTACAGAATGGAGGTGTAAGGACATGAAAACGAGGGAAGAGCTCACACAAGACATCCTGGCGTGTCGGAGTAAGCGAGTGAAGACCGGAAAACGCATAGGAAAACGCTATGGATGGCGGGATGTAGCCCGAGAGTTGTATCCACTTTTGGAACCAAATGCTACCAGCTCGTTACTCAACAAGCTTTATAGACATCCAGAATATCTTCCCGGTAGGGAGGTTTGTGAGCGGCTTCATTTGGTTTTTTACCAACCGCGGCCGGTTTGTCAAAAACACGGGATCGTGCATGACTATGATTGTGAAACATACGAACTTAAAAAGAAGGCGAGGGCTAGTCGGGGATCCCACCCGCGCCCGAGTTATAAGCAGCTATACCGGCGAACCATAGCATTGTTGGTTGTTGTATTGTCGCGAAACGTTTCCACAGAAACGGAGAGTGAAGCTTGATAGCGCCAAATAACAATCTCTGCCTTCTCGATCTTGAACTTGTAACACTAAAGCTGGCAATAGTTTATAAGGCTACGGAATTTGCGAATCCCGGCGAGATCGTAATGATTGACGTACCTACTAATCCTTTGACGGGGATTCAATATTACAAGAAGCTATATGTCGTTCATTCATCAGATAAGGAATTCTTTCTCGCAGAGATCAAAAAAATAGCCGGAATAGTGATTGAATTTTCCGAAGCTAATAGGATAGAGAAAGAAGATGTTCAAAGAAAGTTTTTTTGTAGTCAGGAGAGTGATGCGTGAGTGACATGCTTGGATTTAGGGCTGAGTTTGAAAATGCCGATTGGTGTCTCTTGGTGCATGGCGAAACACCAGGTAAGGCTAAGTCTCGCTTTTTGCGGATTGATCCATGCGACGGTTGGGACGGTGGTTATACAGATATTCGTCTCACCCGTATTCCTGGATTAGACAATAGGCCGATCACATTCGAAAATGCTCATACGGCTGGTTTTCACTATGCCTACGAAGAAGAAGGAGAGCCGGATTTCGATTACGAGAAAGCATTTTCAAATGAGTGTGATTGCCCCATTTGCAGGGCGAAGGGAGATTGAGTTATGTTAATTTATGTTGCTGGACCATATCGGGGCGATGTTGATAAGAATATTGCCTTGGCTCGTCAGGTCGCTATTGAGATCTGGCAAAAAGGTCATACGGCTATTTGTCCACATCTCAATACCAGTCACTTCGAAATGGATTGCTGTATTCCTGATGAAAGGTATCTTGAGGGCGATTTAGATATTCTCTCGCGTTGTGATGCGATTGTCATGATTACCGGTTGGGAAGCAAGTATCGGAGCAAAGGGGGAACATGACTACGCTTCTCGGTTGGGTATCCCGGTTTACTTCTATCCTGATATTCCCGAATTGCATTCCGTCGAAATCAAGTGCCCCGCACAGGCAAAGGCATTTAGAGAGCTAGTCAACCAAATGTACCGGGTACACCTGGCAAAGAACAGCGACTATTCACCCGCAAATATTCTTGGTACAGGCGAGATTGGACTTGTCACTCGCCTGTGGGATAAAGTGGCCCGCCTGTTGAACTTGACCGGCTTTCGTATGGAGATTGCATCCAGTTCTTATGAACGCCCCAAAATGCCGAAATGCGAAGCCGTGGAAGATACTCTTATGGACCTGGCTGTTTATGGCATTATTGGGCTTCTTCTACGGCGTGGCCAGTGGGGAAGGTAAACCACGCGCGTGGAGGTTGGTGCGTGTTACAATCCCCGCGATGAATGACCTGGACAAATACAGAGCCAATCTTTCCAAAGAAGACCGGGATTTACTGGACACCCTCCTGCAACGTGTCGCTGCCTACCAGCAGGCAATTAAAACAGCATCGCCGGAGATGCCACAATTAATGGCACTCCTGGCGATGCTGCTCGAGGAACACAAAGAGATCCAAATACTCAAGCAGGAAATCGAAGAGCTAAGGAAGCAGCCCCGCCCATAGGTGGGGTCTTTTTTTACCCTAGATTATCAGGGGGATAGGCTATTGACAAAACCCAACGTTGGGATATAATAGATACATAATAACCGAGTGAGACAAGATCGAAAGGAGATAAACAAAATGTCAAGCAACCGATTAGCAATCCAGATCAAGGCCGGAACCGAAAACAACCTGGTTGGTTTTCCTTACTTGGAAGATCAGTATGCAGATGGTGGTCAGGAAGACGAATCAGATGACACCACCGAATGGATCTTCGTTGAACTGGGAAACCAGAAGGACACAACTTCCGCGCAGGAAGAATTCCTGAACACCAACTCAAACGTTCTTTACTACAGCATTTTGTAACCTAGCTCTCCCTTTCGATCCGCTGTGGATAACTGAAACAACCCCCGCCGGTCGGGCAATAGGCCGGTAGGAGAAAATCAAATGGCTGAACACAAGTACATATACAAAATAACAGAAGACAATGCCGGAGGGTTAGCGTTGTGGGTATTTTGGGGAAAGTGGGTCATCTATGCCCATTCCGGGTACGAGCACAACCCCGGTCAGCTCACCCAGGACTTAGACGCCCTGGATCGGGGGACCAACATCTCTGAGTGGGAGGGCAACGAGGACGACCCACAGGCGGCTTGGGATGCTATCCCGGAAGAGTGGTTTCACAATGGGGGTATTCAATTTGTGGCGGAGGGGAGCAACGGAAAGCGCCGTCTGTTGAAGGCAAGGATGGGCAGAGCAGCGCAGATCGAATTCGGCGTATCAAATGAAGATCGAGATGCCGCTTGGGCAGCCACACAACTTGGCTCTCTCCGCAGTCCCCGCAAATCCGCAGCTAGCCGGGAGAACGGAAAGAAAGGTGGTCGGCCACGAAAGATCCCTGATCAGTAGGAAGCAGCCCCGCCGGTGAGGAGACGGGGCTTATGTTAGCGGCTTCCAAATGCCGCCAATTCCTAAGTATGTTTTTCCGCCAATGGTCGTGTCCTGGACAAACACTCCATCCCGATACTCGCCAGGATTGGCCCAGGCTCCAGCAATCCCCGGAACACCACCATTACGACTGGTATTGTTGAATATGTTTCGTGATCCTTTGTAGTTATAAACTCCCAGTCTTGACGAAGTGGCAGAATAGGATACACCCGAAATGATGTTATTCTGCGACTTCGTCTTCATCTCGAAGTGGTACTTTGGTAGGACCAGGGACTGGATATTGAAGCATGTTCCTATGCTTATAACACATCCAACCGTGTTCTCGCCGTTCTCTGAACCGATCTCGAAGTCACTGCGTTGACCATCTCCAGCGCTTGAGTTGTTTTTTACATTGAAGTTGGAGATGGTAATGTTTCCGATGGGATTGGCTGTGCTATCTATGGCTAGTCCACACAACTTATTGTTCTCGCTTTTCAACAGATCAACCTTGGAGCCCGTTCCTTTATCGAACAGAATGCCATGCAGCGCATTGGAATAGGTGTGAATATCCCCAAACTCTACGGAGGAGCCGGATACTAATATCCCGTTTCCATCGTTGGTATGCGAAGTAATCTGTAGGCCATGCACATCATAGGCCCACGCGTCGAGGAACACACCCGTTCCGCCGTTGTGGTCACTGATCAAGGACAGCAGGTAGGTCTCGAACGTTGACCACTTTCCCGGTATCCCTCTGATCACAATCCCATGACCACTACAGTTAGACACCGTGACATTGCTAATGAAACCACGATGACTCATCAGTAGGAGTCCGGTCAAGAATCCAGGATTGGCGAACGCATGCCTGTTACCGCAAATTGACAGGTCTCTAACCTGCATACTACCTACACATCGATCTGGCAACATAATACGCAAGATTGCCAGCCCATCACCAAGAGTAGAGAATTCCGGTGAGGCTTGAATTCTCGTTCCCTGTGCGTCCGGCCCTTCTGGTAGCGTGTCGCTTCGAGTGCCCGGTCCAATGCCTACAACAGAGACCGCATCCTGGTTTATCTCTATAGGCGCACTAACCGAGAATGTACCCTCGAGCAGCTGAACACGACCACCGATAGATAACTTGCTGGCCGCTTCCATGATTACATTCTGATCATCCTTACCATCGCAAACTACGTTAGCGCTGGCTTTCGACAGGTCGCTAGAGTTGTAAGCGGCAATGGTAACAGACCCCCGTTTGAACAATGGTACTGCCGTCTTCAAGGCCATTCGACCTGGTCGTCGTCGTCCTGGCAGTCCAGTCTCCACATATACAATGTCATCTGGAAGCGGAGTCAGTACTTCTTCGGCGTCTTCAAGGCGAGTTGCGATAAACATCTACCAATCTCCTGTAAGGGTTCAGATCACCTGTAACTCTTTTAGAATCATATCTTCCAGATCGAAACGTGGTTGATACCCGCAAATTCCGCCAGAGCCAGGCCTGAGCCAGATGTCTGGTACAACCTGAGATCCAAGGTGCTGTTGGCAGCCAAGTACACGACCTCGCATCCACTCAGAGTGAGGAAGACATATGCCCCGGCGCCGTAGCCAAAACGCATATCAACGGAGTTGGATTCTGATCCGTCGATGAATAAATACAGCTGGGCATATTCGCTCTCAAGCCAGGCGGTCGTGATCGCGAAGGCAACCATAGCGGTTACAGCATAATATCCGCTGGCGGGGGCAGTAAAATGCCAGCTGGCGCCTGTAGTCACTAAGTCGTCCGGATCTGTATTCTTTGTTTCGAAATCGATGATTGTAATGCTACTATCAGGTATGACCTGCTCGGCCGTTGTTGAGTAGCGAGCGATTGTCGGCCTCTGAATATGATCGTCAAGAAGAGTATCGACCGCATCCAGCCCATCTTCGATGTGATTCATGCGGGTTGCATTCACGTCCGAGCCGGCCTGCACGACTGCTGTCACCTGGTCGATCGCAGCTGTATTGTAAACGATCGTGCCCCCATCATTTTTTACCTGGTACGCAGCTGCTGCAGCCAGCACTTCGTCCACCCAGGTTTGTTTCGTGTAAAGTTTTGCCATAAGTGCTCCTTAAAGAATGTACCCGATAACGTACAGATATACCGAGAGGGCATTGACACCTTGAACGGTGAAACGAAACTGGCCATTGCTCAAAATCACCAGTCCTGAGCCATACATGAATTCATTCGCGAACCATCCAGCTACCATTATGGACCATCCACTAATGGAACCAACCACATCGATGATTGCCTTTGGGCGCGGCGAAATCGAAGCCCACTGAACAGACGCGTTGATCAGAATTGCCTTAGCGTTTGCGGGAATATTTGAGTTGAATGTATTAGCCGTGATCGTTGTGCTGCCGATCGTTTTCCCATCTCCGTCCCAGCTGGTGTTAGTCCATTCTCCCCGGACGATCTGAGTTGCCCACTTCATGCCAAGCGCCTGGGCGCTATCAGCGATCAGGATCTGGCCATTTGAGCCAACCGGCAAGCGAGCACCACTTCCAGAGCCGGTACCGGGGAATAAGTCCCCCTTGGTCGAGTAAACCGCTGGCACAGAGGCATTTACCCCATCCTGGGCATCTTCGATACCTTGCTCGATGTGATTTAAATTTGCCGCATTGAGCGGCGTGCCAGGAGTGACACTGGTCACCAATTCGATCTTGGCGCTGTCTGCCAGAACTCCACCAATATCATCGGTGATTTTATACTTGACCGGCGTTGAAGCGGGAACTTCATCTGCCCAGGTCGTGGGAGAATAAGTGGTCATGCATACCTCCGAAAATAATTTTGACGGGTGAGACCAGACCCGGTTATGGCAACTCCACAGCGCCCTAGGCGCACGGGAGAGAGAGCATCTTGAACATATATCCAGCGGCGGAACTGATTTTGCCAGAGCCTGGTCTGCCCGCAGTTGGCCACACCGCAATACACAAGATAATCGGCCAGGATCAGCAGCTGGTCTCGGATCAGCAGAATATCTCGCTCCCAGTCATTGACATCCTCATAATTTGGAGCTTCTGCGCCACTGCCGGCTATATAATCGTGTTTGAGGGCAACGAGACCCAGACTGGCAGGTAAACAGGTGGCTTCCCGCAGCAAGTCGATGTTTTCAATCAGCGTATTGATATCGACAACGCTGGGAAACTCGGTAATTGCCGGCTGAGTAAGGCTGGTGAGGACGGCGTTCAATCCAATTATGGCCTGTACGGCGCGTTGGTCCAGGATGGTATTGCCGTAGATGCGCAGCCAGTCGGAGACGTTCAAGAAAGCCTTGGCTGTCCTGGCTTGCAGATCATCCCGGGTGCGATCGGTAATCGGTGCAATCCAGTTAAGCATTATCTACTCCGGTCAGTTCCACCTTGGCGACAAATCCACCCGATAGATCAACGCTCATTTTTTCGATGACCCCGCGCAGTTTTCTGCCATACAGTGTATCCACCAGGACGACATCGCCAACTTCCACTGCCGGCACATATAACTTGAGCTTTTTGGCATAGCGCTGTTGGTGATAGTTATAGATACGATCGGCGACGGTCGCTCCATTTGCAGAATTGACCAGAGTCGCATCTTGAACCTGCAGGATGTTCTGTACCAGGCTCGGGCTGGGTGGGCTATAAACTCCAAAAACCCGGGTGGTGTCATTGTAAGTTTGACCGCTCAAGGTTACTGTGCCAGGTGTTACTACGTTCAAAATGGCATAATTAGCGCCACTTTCGGTGATCGTTGCACCGCTCACGCTCAAATCATGCATGGGCTCGCTGAAAACAATCTCGTGAGATCCGGCGCCCAGCGCGCCATTGTACAGCTCCCGAGAGGTGCTGGTGCTGAGATAGTTATGAGCGGTGACCTCTACACCGGTCACCTGTGGAAGCAGGCTGATAGATCCGCTGCCCATCTGATCCCTGGTGATCGTAACGGACGGAGACTCGTCTGCTGCAATCTTTGTCGCCTGGATTTTTACTACACCTGAGCGCGAGCAGCCAACTGAAGCGCCAATAGCAAAGGCAATCTGCTGCAGCGCTTCCCGGTAAGTGCAAATGGGCAGCCAGCCAATAACGGTTTCGACAGCCAGCGAGCTATCGAGCTCGTAGGGCATATAAATAGCGCCCAATAGCAATTCGATCAGGTCTGCCGCCGAGATCCCGGCTCCGGACCAGATCCCGCCCCGGCAGGTCATCTGATCCAGGATACCCAGCCGGTCGACGCAGCGAAACTCGATCTCGGTATCGCTGGTGTTTGACCATTCGTCCAGGTAATACTGGCCGATGTAAACCACCTGGTTATCCACGAGCTCATATACGGCCATTGGCTGGCCTTCTTTGAGCGCAGAGTAGTAGCCAACAGGATTGAGGATATTGAAGTCTCCATCGGTAGAGCTCAGACGCATTTCTAGTGTATCGAAGCGCACCTCGGCTGAGAGCTGGTCCAGCTCCTCGATTACACTGGCGCTCTTGATTACCGAGCCTTCCAGGGTGAGCATCTCGCCATAATCGATGCCGGTCAGGCGCAAGTAACGAAACGGCCGGTTGGTCGAGCTGAAGGTGATCATAATCTTCTTGAAATCTTCCACCGCCTTTCCGGTCGTAAATTCGGCGCTATCTGGGGTGTAATCATCGGTGCAGATCTGCACATCATCTGCGTCATAATAAGCGACAGTGAGAGCGCTGGCATAGTTATTCGAGTACGTGGCAAAGCGCAGGCTTAAGCTGTCAATGCTGTGAACCTGGCCGAATTCAATGGTGAGAACAGGCGGGTCTGCAAAGGCCCCATCCGAATCGCTCATTGCCAGGCTAACCAACCCGACATGGACATTGGAGGTATCGGCCGGCAGGAACTTATACTGCCCATCCAGGAGCCAGAAATCAGGCTCCCAGGTGGCATACGGCCGGTTTGTCGCGCTGTCTGTTCGCAGGTCCAAGATCTTCGAGAATGGCTGCAGGTCGGCGGGCGTAGAAAGGCTGCTGTCTTGCTTGACATCCAGGGCGTACAGGCCAAATGTAATCCGGGTTGATGTGCGCGTCATGTTCTCGCCGGCTCCATCGCTATAAAGTTCACTGTGAGACTTTTCCAAAATACCCGAGAGTCTTTTTGCCTTCGGAGCTCATCTCCAACGCCACTGAAATAAGCCGTGAAAGGATACTCGCCTTCTTCGTCTAGCACGACTACCTCGTGGGACTCTACCGGCTCGGTTAGCTTTTGCCAGAGCCGTGCATATTCGGTCACATTTGTGGTGTTTCCAAACTTGATCTGGTAGTTAAAATAGACCCCGATCAACTCGCGGTGAAGCACCCCATCCTCGGTCCTCTCCGCGTATTTGTCCAGAAATTCAGCCTTCCTGGTCATGCTCGCGATTGGGACATCAAAAACTTCGCCGTCGATCGTGATCACGCTGTGCTCCCCTTCGGCTGGATGAGCAGCTTACCACGGCGGACCGTTTCCCGCTTGATCTCGGGTTGAAGCATGCGGACCAGCTCTCCCATCGACCCGCCAAAGCTCACGCTGATATCGGTCTGCTGCTGCCCAACTTCCTCGCGCACGATTTGACGGATCAGGTCGGCCGGCGCCTCAATGTTGGTTCCGCTTCGCTGATCGCCCAGCATGGCCAGGAACCGGCTGTTCGGCGGAATAACCGCCCCAGTGGCCAGGTGAGGGATTTGCGGAGCTGACACTGTAGGCAGGTTGATGCCCCAGGTTTGCCCGCCATACACGGGTACCCACGAGGGCACTTCTACCGAGATAGAATTCAAACTACCAATCACGCTGTTCAGCCCGCCGGCTATGGCGCTGATCATGCCGTTGATAAAATCAATGACGGTGTTGACGGAATTCTTCACCAGCTCGGTGACCCCAGCGAAAACCGTATTCCACTTCTCGCTAACCCAATCGAGGGCTGTTTTGAAAGCTTCCTTGATTGGGTCGGTGATGTTGGTCGTGAACCAGGCGCCGATGTTTGCCCAGATCTGCTTGACATTCTCCCAGGCATTCCCGGCCCAAGTTTTTATGTTCTCCCACACTTCGGAGAACTTATTCTTGAGTGACTCGATAACGTTTGTTCTGAACCATTCGGGGGCGTTATTCCACTTGTCTACAATGCTCTGCCAGGCATCGCTTGCCTTTTGCTTGATGTTCTCCCAGGCATCAGAGAATTTGGCTTTAATTGAATCTACCAATGTCTGGAACCAGGTTGGGGCGTTGTTCCACTTATCCACAATGCTCTGCCAAGTGTCGGAGGCCCACTGCTTGACTTTCTCCCAGGTTTCTTTAAACCATTGTTGGAGCGGCTCGGTAATGGTTGTCTTAAACCACTCGCTAAATTTGCCCCATTTTTCGACGATCCAATCCCTAACTTCACCGGCTTTTGTCTTGATCTTTTCCCAGGTAGTAAGGAGAAAACCGTTGGCAGTGCTGATGAAACTGATGATGAGCCCTACGGCGGTAATAATAAATCCGTTGATATGCGCTACCAGGTTCTTGAACCAGTCAGGCAGGCTGTCCCAGGCTTGAGCGATCCAATCTTTAATCGGTTGGATGATATGGTCATGGAACCAGGTCTTGAAACTCTCCCAGACGGTCTTGGCATAATCGGCAGGCACTGCGACTTCCTGGAACTGCATGGTGCCAGCTCCGGCTGCCTCGTTGGGCTGCTGCAGAACGTTGATTTCATCGAAGCCGGCCAGCGCTCCTTTGGCTGCCTTGGCTGCCTTCTCGGCTGAGCCGGCTACATACTGCATGACTGTCTTCATGCCGGCCATGGATGCGATCACCATGGAAATCGTATTGAGCATCTGGATCATCCAACTGACGACTGCATTGATCGCCGGCGTGGCTGCAATTAGCAGGGTGGCAAAGGCTGCCAGGAAGGCGCCTTTCAGATCACTGAAGGTTTCAGAGAGCTGATCAATCTGGGTACGAAAAGCGGATGTCTTGCTGAGCGAATCGTCCAAATCCTTGAACAATCTTCCGATTGCCATTGCAGCCATGCGGACAAAGCGGATCACTGCACCGATCGCAAAAGCGCCAGCGATCGCCAGTGCTACTTTTTTGAGAGTTGCCGTGATACCCTTGACCCCGGCATTAAAGCCTTTGGAGTCGATCGAGGTATCTACTCGAATGCTTCCATCGTAACCAGCGTCCATATTATTTACCTGTCACAAGCCGCATGAATTCGGCTTCTTGCTCTCGTTCCTCAGCTGTGCGCGTGTCTGGCTCCGGTACTTCAAACATTTCACCCATCTCATTCGCCATCTGTCGCTCTTCTTTGGTTGCCGTGCCCATTTTCACTCGCTTGCGCAAGCCGACCAGGTTGCAGAATGCCGTGTCGGCGCCCAGGTCCGAGAATAGAGCCAGGAACTTCCACCAGTGCAGATCTGCTGTTTGTAAATCAATGCCGTGTGTCTGTTGGAAGGCAGCATAGATTAGGTTAGCGTCAACCGAGAAGCTGTACAGCCTTGGACCAGAGCTTTCGCTTTCTTCAACCCGGCCGCCGTTCAGAAACTTGACAGCCAGCGCCAGCGCTTGCCCTAGGTCTTTCGGCTTCTCTGGATACAGGATATCGAGCAGAACAGCCTGCTTCTCGAGCCCAGTCAGCTCATCATCCTCGAAAGCGAGGATCGCCCGAAGGCAACTCCGGAAATCGGTCTGAATGGCATATTCCTGTCCATCGATCTCAACCGCTTCCGGGAGCTGCTCGGTAAGGATGTTCACTTCATCACCGCACGACCTTTCTTGCTTGGCGTGGGCTGGTTGTATTTTTCCAGCTTTGCCGACCGGGCTTTCTGGATATACGGCATGATCCCGGCGAAAAACTGCTCGAACATTTCCAGACTCATGGCGTCACCAAAGGCAGCCTTACTGGTGCCGGTACCAAACAGATGGTCGATGCGCTCGCGCAAGAAATTACAGATATCCCGCATCAGTGCGATACCATCGGCCAGGTTGGCCGGAGCCCCAAACTCGTCTACACCTTGTCTGGCATCCAGTTCGTCAGCCCGCTTCTGATATTCGACCTGTTTCACTTCAAAATCCTTCAGCAGCTGGTAGAACCGCTCAGCGAATGCCACATCGCCCGGGTTGAAGGAGATGACACGGGTTGGATCATCGTTGACCATCAGCGTTTTGACGCCGGTTTCGATGCGGATACTTTCCATGTATGTTCGCCCTATTTGGCCCGTTCAATCCAATGCCAGGTTCCCGGTGCGCCGCTCTCGTCGTGCCGGGCACTGGTGATCCACATGGTATCGTTTCCATCCAAGAATAACTGCCCATTTACGCCTGGTTGATCGGGGCCAAATTCATTAGGCCAAACAACGACAACAATCATGGGAAGATGTTGACCAGGAGAGGCATAATTACCCACATTCGAGCGGACGTTCGCCGGAAAATCTCTACCGTCAAATGCTGCAATTTGCCTATGACTTTCCATGGTCATGACATCCGATTCGCTCATCACATAATGCACAATAACGCCCTCGATTAGACCACCCAGGGGATCTGCTTTTGGGGCAGGGGCGTTCGTTTGATTAACTGAGATTGGATCACCAATCGGAATAAATATGGTTCCGTCTGGATTTACTTTATAGGATGGGGGATTGATGGATCCAGTTTGGTTCGTATTCTCTTCCATGAGATTTCCTTTCAAAACCCCGGCCTTTCGACCGGGGCTGTCGGTTATAGAGCAGGAGTATAGGTCACCAGGACAACGTAGGTCGCAACATCGAGTCCAACCGTGACGGTTATCGTGACGATGTTCAGACCCTCCACCCATGTGGCAGGAGCGCCGCTCAGCACGGTCACGCCGTCTACGTCGATGGCGACCACGGCTGTGCCGGAATCGACTGCAACCGCGGTAATGATATTGGTAGCATCGCTAGTTTCGGCGGTGTACCAGATCCGGGTACCTTTGAATGCCGGCGAGAGCACCAGGGTTGTGAACACCAACGATGCAAGCAGGGCAGTAGCGGGGGTAGCCGTAAACTCTACATCGGTCGCGTTGAACAGGCCGATCACCGGGTTACCCAGGTAGTTGATGGTGTAGTTCAGCTTGGCAGCCTGGCCACCATCCCCGCCGAAATCGTCGATCTGGATAGATACATCCTGCTTTTCGGCCAGGTAGATCCCATCGGCGCCGGCATTGCCTTTATACAGCCACACGTTGCAAATCTCGGTCTCTGCATCTGAGAGAACGCTGCGAGCCTTCCGAAAGGCGTCCAGGTATTCGAAGACCGCTTCTCCGTTGGTCGCACTGGCTTCAATGGGCAAATTCGGAGCGTATGAGTCTACCGAGATGCTGGCCGTATCCTCGTGGATGTAAGTCTCTTCGGTCGTCTTCGGGTTGTACCCGATCTTGCCAGACACGACGCCCGGGCTGATCAGCACCCAGGTAGCCGTGGTGGATGGAGTCGTGTTCAGGAAGGTCTTGATTAGACTTCGCTTGACTTTTGTACTCATGCTGCCTCCTATGGGGTCGCCGTAAACACCTTGGTCGTGGAGTTGAACGTCCCCAAGACCGGTGTACCGACAAAGTTGATGGTGTAGTTGATCTTGGCCGGTACTCCACCGTCGCCGCCGAAGTCATCAACCTGGATGGAAACCTTCTGCTGTTCGGCCGGGTATGCAGTTGGGCCGCCGGTCTCGTACTTCCAGACATTGACCACGTCGGTCTCGGCATCTCCCAGGACAGCCCGGTCCAGGCGCAGCTGGTCAACAAAGTTGAACACCTCGTCATCCGCCATGGCCGTTTGTTCCACCGGCATAGTTGGAGCGTAGCTATCAACAGCGATGCTCGCGTTATCATCGGCCAGATAGGTTTCCTCGGTGCTCTTCGGATTCATGGCGATCTTACCCGATACCACACCAGGTCCCAGCAGGGCATAGGTGGCCGACGCTGATCCCAAAACATGCGGAGTTTCGGGGGTGGTGTTCAAAAAAGTAGCAATCTGTGAACGTTTTACTTTTGCCATAACAGCCTCCTATGGTGCTGCCTGTTCGTATGTCAATCTGCACTGGATCTGGTAGACTCCGGTGGTCGATTCGCCCTGCTCGTAGAGATAGCCCCATCCAACGGCCTCGATTGAAATAGGTGTTTTGCCCACTGCCAGGGTTGGGAATGCACCAGCTTCGGTCTGGTTCTCCAGCCAGGCGGAAAAGGTCTCGTAGAACCCGTTGGTCTCCATGCGCTCCAGGTCATCAGCAGTCGATTCCATCGAGCGGACCGCGAACGGGTATTCCCGAAGGGAGCTACCGTCGATATAGCTCTCGACGATCTTCTCGCCCGGCAGGGGGATAATGGCGTACTGAGTAGGGGAAGCCCCTAAGTTATCCACAAACAAGGGCGCTCCGGTCTCAAGTCCAGAATACGTTGCCAGGTAAGTGCGCAGGGCGGTGATGATGCTCATGCCTTACCCCTTCCGGCAATCCGGCGAGCTCCTGCGATGATCTTGCGCCCGTGGACCGCCTTCATGCGAGCGAACCAGAACGGGCCACGCAGCGGACCAGTTTCCCGGCCCGGCTTGCGGGTGCTGTAGTATTGTGCGCGCGCATACGGGGCGATCCATTGGACGGTGCCTGAGCCCACATCCGTGCCAAGGATCCCGCTTTTGATCAACATACCAGTCCTGAGCGGAATAAACGGCTCGGAAAGACGCAAGACCTCGCTGTCGACAAACTTCTGGGCATCCGAATATTGGCGCTGCCAAGTCGGTCGAAAGTTCGTATTCCACTTCAGCTCAGCCTTACCGCTTTTGTTGATGATGATTTTGCCACGCGGCGTTTCGATGATAGGGGGCGTCATTTTAGACCAACCTGCCAATGCTGCATGCTCGTGCTGCCCATGTCCATGAAATCCACGGAAGAGATGGTCAGCACATCGTCGTACTTTTTCTCCAGAGCCGTGATTGTGAACAAGCTGCTGATTTCATCTGTTACCAGCCCGCGCACGATCACATCGCCCTCCTGGAGGGTCCATTTTCCGGTTTTGGAAACAAGCGCCTGCCAGGCTCTGGGGGCCAGGTAGTTAGTCCCACGCGCAAACGGGATATACACGGTTGCCTGATCTACTTGGATGTTGCCACCGCTGGCCAGTACATTGGCAGCCTTGCGGTTTTCCCAGGCCACACCCGCGATCTGAGTCCGCTGCCACTGCTCCGTGCGAGTGGCTGCGTTGATGTACTTGTTGTAAACCGTGCAGTCGCTATTCGTCCTCACCTAGACCTCATCGTCGGTAAAGCCGCGATACATCAGACCGGTGGATCCCAGGTAACGCTTGGCTGCCTTGGTCAAACGCTCATCCTCTGTCCCGGGAGCCTGGTAGGTCACAGAGTGGCGCCCGATGGTCTCTGATACGATCGCCCCGCCTGAAGCTTCCAGCTTCTGGATTTCCTCAGCCACGGCGCAAGTAGCCATCTTAAGCTTGGCTACGATAGCAGTGTCTGTTTCGCTTGCTGCCCGGTCAAAGGTGGCCTGGTCAAGAAATTCAGACGCTCGGAGCGCCAGGCGGGCGAAGTCAGCTGATGCGATGGCCGCACCTAAGTACGTACTTGTGTAATCTGAGTAAGTTGCATATGCGGCCATCGCTCAGTATCCTTTAGGGAGCAGCCGGTACAACCAACGAATGACCATCCGGGGCAGTCGTAGCCGTGACGGCGCACCAGTTCCCGTACCAGCAGTCGCCAGTCCCCGGCACGTAGTCAGCGGTGGTGTAATCGCCCATGAGGGTATTGTCGGTGACAACATTCCCAGCGCCTACGCCTGATGGCTGGAAGTCGATATACTTTCCGGTGCTTTCAACCAGACCAAAGACGTTACCCTTGATCAGCGAGCCAACCAGGGCCGCAGAGATATGCGATGCATTCCCAACAGTCGTGCTCTTAGGCTGGAAGAAGTTCTCCAGGATCCGCCAGCGGCGCGGAGCAGCCACACCGGTATTGATCGAATCCTTGATTGCCACGCCGGTCAGGCTCTCGAACACGCATTTTTCAACGGTAAGGTTGAAAATGCCGTCGAATGAGTGGATGCCATCTTGTCCGCTGCGGAAGTCGCAACCAAAAAACGTCGCATGAGAGGCGTCATACTCGCTGGCGCCCGCTGAAGAATTGCGAGCCAGCTTTACCGCTGCAGCGTCGACGGGGCAATCGAACAGGATGTTGTAGAACTTCCAGCCGCGTCCGCGCACCTGGAGCAGAGGAGTGGCAGCGGTCGGTGATGCAGGCGGACGCCAGCAGGCGGCACCGGGATGGTAGCCGGCTGCAGGGAGATCTGGGTGATGCAGGGAGCCAACACCGATAATGGAGATATCGAATTTCAGATTGGACCCGATCAGCTCTTCACGGACATCGCCGGTGAAGTAGATCGCCCCGCCGGTTTGAACAGCAGAGAGAGCCTGGCTCATGGTTTTGAAAGCAGACCGCCAGGTCTTGCCATCGAAACCATCTGAACCATTGACCGTATCCACATAATATGCCTGGCTAGGGAAGCCAGACAGCATGCTGAGATTTTGGTTCAGCACCTGGAGAGAATTCAAGCCTTGAATTGGTAGCATAGCTACTCCTTTGTTTCCTCAGCCGGTTTCTCGGCTTCTTCATTCGACTTCTCGGCAGGTTCCACTGGATCCGAAGGCTGTTTCGCCTTATCGTCCAATTTATCAGCCGCGAGTTTTGCCGATTTTTCGGCTTTCGCTTTTGCGGCCCGCTCTGCCCTCTTATCCGATTTATCAACCGGAGGAACATCATGGGGCGGGTCAGCCGGTTTCTCGGCTTCGGCAGGAGGATCGCTCACCAATACAAAGCCGCTCTTGAGATAGCGATGAACATCGCCCTCCTGCACCTCGATGGTGATGCCATCCTTGTAAACCTTGGCTATTTTGTAAACTTTAGCAGCCATGGTTACGCCTTATTGTGGATGTACACACCGTCCAGCTTGTTGTCCATCACGAATGCATCGTGGTAGAGCCGGTACTGCCACAGGTGGCCATCCGACTGCTGGTTGACTTCGGGAGCGAAGTACTTGACTTGGTTCAACTTGGTGGCCTGCAGAACTGCGGATGGGTGCAGCAGCATGAAGTTCAGGTCCTTACCGCTTGCGACGTTTTTAATGAAACCGCCAGCGCTGCCAGTCGCGCCCGCATTGAGGGTGATCGCGGTGTAGAAGCGAGCCTGAGGTACTCCAACGATGGTCATGTCGTCCAGCATACGCAGCCGGCGATCAACGCTGCCCTCGGTGCTCAGAACACGGGTGACGGCAGACTCCAGATAGCGCTTGCAGGTTGAAGAAATATACAACATGCGACCTTCGCTCGGAACTTCTTTTTCGTCAAGCGCCAGTGCAGCAGCATCGATGGCAGCCAGGATCGTTGCGGAGGAGAGAGTACCGGGAGTTGCAGCCTGGATGCTGGCGGTCGAGGCATACTTGGCAAAGCGGTAAGCGTCGATTTCTGGGGCGACTTTCTCTTTCATCCAAGTGCGGATGAGATTACCCAGCATCAGACCGAGGCTTTCATCGTTATCCATGCGATCGATGGAGAAAGACCGGCCACGCTCGCAAGCCAGGAGCATCGCTTCCCATGTGGCGGTAACATCGCCGGCAGGATAGCCAGTTGCCCGGCTATAGGTACCCAGACCAACGGTAGAAAGCTTCATGACCTTGACGGTCGCTTTTCCGTTGAAATCGGGGGAATCCTGGGTGATTGCATCCAGGGGGGCGGTCACCGATTCGAGCTTATAAATCTCGTCAATGAGCGCCAAGAAGGTAGTTACGTAATCGATTGAGTTAGCCATTTTTTATTTTCCTTTATCTGGCAGGCCGGCTCCCTTGCGCACAGCCGCCGTGAATGCATCGGTTGTAACGGTTTGGTTGTTTCCACCAAGAACAATCTTGGGGTCGGGCGTCTCGCCCTGGAACAGGAAATCGTTCTCGGATTTGATCTTCTCGATCTGCTCTTTCAGGCCACTGATGGTTCCATCGTCAGCCAGTTTCAGCAGATCTGCATTCAACAGCGCCTTGACTGCCTTGGCATTCTTTGCCTTGGCCCCAGTCAGTGCACCATCTAATGCATGGTCAAACTTGAGCTGGGCAACCTGTTTAGCCGCCTCGGCTTGCGCCTGCTCCGCCTTGGTTTTCCATTCATCGGCGGCTTTCTTGACGCCTTCGACATCAAGCTTCTTGAAGCTCTCAATCTGTACGCCGGCTTCGGTAAGCTGCTTCTTGGTTCCGTCGAGCTCCGTCTGAGCAGCTGTCAGCGCTGTTTCCGCCGTGGTCAGTTTGCTCTTGTGGCTCTCGATATCGGTGCCGTGAATGGCCATGATCTTATCGACCACATCTTCGGCAATACCCAGTTTGATCAAATCTTCGCGTTTCATTCCTGTTCTCCTCTTGATTAGCACTACGTTTCTTTTACGTGTCACGAGCACATGGTGTTGGCTAGCGTACGTTCTAACCCAACGGTTTTTTGTCGGATAATGAAATAAAAAAACGCCACGCCTTCGAGATGTCTCTCGAAAGAGCGTGGCGTAAGTCCCACTCTAGAAGTTGCGCCCCACCTTAGGCGTGACGCTGTAAATTAGTTATAGTATAGCAACAATTCTTAAAAAATCAATCGTATTTAGGCGTTTCTATAGAAACATTCTTTGAACATAGTACTGTATGACGCTTTTAGAACCTAAAGAATTACCCGATATTGGAAACATTTGCAGCATCCTGTTTCTGGGAACAATTATACTTTGCCTTAATATTTTGCTCGTACCAAACGATATATTGCCTGCAAAATGAATATATGAGCTGAAGGAATGACCGCATTTCAGTACTCATTGACCTTCTCCGTCCTCCGGGTAAGGCTCCCGAATACATTCGTGGCCAAATTCGGCAGGTTCCATCGCATCACCGCCCTGCAAATCCGCCATAAGCTGGACTTTGATTAGATCGTTTTCTAAATATAATCTCATCCAGACCGCGCCAATTGGCTTCGGAACCCCGCCTCGTTCAACTGACCAACCGCCCGAGCCGTCGGCATAATCTTGTTTATAACCAGGGATCCGAACATGGTGCTGAATATCGAAGAATAATTTCCCCTTGCTGCTTATTCTCTCCCTACTAATTGGGACGTAGTAATTATTATGGCTGTGACCATTGACAACGATATCAGCATCGGGAAGATACACTGCTTGGCGGTTCGTTTGGATCACTCCTCGGGTAACCGGTGCTTCACCGCCTGCGCCATGAAAATACTTAAGTCGTTTTGAAGAATGGGGGTTGCCATCTCTCGCAAATAAGAAACGAATCCAGCCGCCATATCCGCCTGTACACACATGCCCTTTATGCTCAATATTAAGCGCGTAAGCAAGTCTATCCATCAAGTCAGTGTTCGCATTTTTGAGAACAGATGTTTCGTGATTGCCTCGGGCTAAAAGAGATATAAGGGATGCATAAGGTTCCAAGAACTGTTCTATATCCTGGATAACGAAATCATAATAATCATCCCTTCGATACTCCGGTCGCAACTCTTTCATCGATCTTCGGGGATCAAATCTTCCTTGCATTGCATCAAACAAATCTCCAAAGACCATGATCAATGCACGACGCTCAATAGCTTTATTGAGATGAGTTGTCAGGAGCTCACGATTGCAGTAAACACTATCAAAATGCACATCGCTCTGAAGGAGGAGCCATTGTTCCCATCCTGGGTAAACATCAAAATAAAGAGATAAAACATTTCCGGCCATCTCGGATTTCATGTGTTATACCTGTTCCCTCACCCGCTGACGCTGTAGTTTGGTTTCTTTGATGAATTTGCGCATCTGCGCTTGCCATTGTTCTACTTTTGCCATTTCGTCTACATTAGCCTGGCCAGCTGCTTCAAGCGCTCCAGCCTGGCGCTTCCAGAAGCGGATCTTGCGTTCGATACCCCGCTGCACCTGGGTGGCCTCATACATGCTGGTTTTTTCTTCGTTCAAAGTGACTGTCTTTTTCGCCAGGCTCTCCCGGTCCACTTCGTCGTAAGCGTTCTCGGAAATCCCCTCGAAAAATGGATAGAATGAATGCCTGCAATTCCAGCCTCCCAGACCTGCCCCGGTGCCGTAACCGGTACTCTCCACAAATGGCGGATACTTCTTGCTTGTCCCTGATCGGCTGAATATCTTGCCCTGCCATTCGGCATGAGAAGGCCTGGCTCCGGCGTGGGCGCTGGTCTGCACCAGGTCGCAGCCCATCTCATTAGCCCGGTTAGTTTGCATTTGCCCGGTTGTCTGACTGACACCGGTCAAGACCGCCCGCCGCATGGCTACATCAAGCTTATCGTTGTGGCCGGCATATTGAATAACGCTCAGGCCGTCCGCAGCAACCTTCTTTACCGCACTTCGAATCGCCTGGTCATAACTCATGGCGCCAGAAGACACTTGCATATAAGCCAGATCTGCTGCGCTCTCGAATGCCTGCTGGCCAGAGATTGCGGTAGTCATTGTCAAGTTGCGAATCACGCCGCCAGTCTTTTCAAGGCCGCTTGCTAGAGCACGTGCCATCGCCGGTGAGAGGTTGAGCGGCAGCGGCTCCAGACCAACCTTGCGGTAGATACTGTCATCGAACTTCATCGCCTTGACTCCGGCTTTGGTGAACGTTTGCCGCAGTACTTCTACCGACTGCCCGGTAATCTTTGAGAGCTCCTTCAGCGCTTCTTCGTACACCATCCCGCTTTCGGTCAGGCGCTGCATTTGCCAGGCTGCCGAAGCCAAGCTCATCTTGCCCAGCCGGCGCGCGATGTCCATGATCACGCTATCTTCATAGTCTTGATAGAGTGAAACAATTGGACCTGTAAGCGCGTCGAGTTGGTCGGAGGTCAACATTGAGCTTCTGGTTCATTAGCGTAATGGTTGGGCTCGACGCTATCTGCCAGTCGACGCAGTGCTTCTGCCATCTTATGCCGTAATTCGTCTGATACTTCTTCGTCGCTCATGTTAATAAAGGTCGATATCAAGCCCCTGTCAGGAATATGATGCGAAATCCACAGGCCCGAAAAAGCAATGTAACGCTCGGTTGGTGTGTCATTGCCATAACGCAGCTCACGTAGAACCCTATCCCGAAAAGAACCGCTATCCACAGGCTCGTAAGTTTTCTCAAATATGTCTGGCTTACAAGGATATTTCTCCCCGTTCACACCTGTGATGATCCAATCACCCTTCCTGACAACCATGGAACCTTCCAGGGTATGGATATGCACCTGGACTCCAGGAATGCCAGAGCCGTAATTTGCGCCGTACTCTCCGGGCGTCTGGAGCAGTCCTTCAATCTTATCGACCAATTCGGGGAAGTACTGAACCGCTTCAATTTCAACGGGTTTCTTGCGAAACTTAGCCATCTTTTTTTCCTTTCACTCTAACGCCTGAACACGATCCGATAGGCTATATACAAGCGCTGTCGCAATGTCATTGATTGGTACATGTGCAGGTCCTTATGGGCTTGCTGACGCACCATGCGCCGAATCTTCTTGAGATCCTCTTTAGATAATTGGTTTGCGCTCACACTATGCTCCTCCGAACAAATCGATTGGTGGCGTTTCTTCCTGCTTCTCAGCAACCCACCTTTTAGCAGTCACCTCATCTAACCCGTAATTTCGCATCAAAAATAGATACTTAGGCATTGCGCCCATGTTTACCGTTCTTTGGTCTTGAGAGAACCTGGCCTCACTGTCTACGATCAAGCTATCGTCAAAATCAAAGGTAACCTGGTATGGTCCTTTTGGCGCAAGTGGTTGTCCAGGACCCTTGCCCAGCGTCGTCCAAACATCTATTGCCCACAATAACTGTTCTAAGGCACTCTGAAGGGATTTTTGAGCATCAACGATGGTTGCCATTGATCTCTGCTTGGAGGCTGCGATCTCGGTAGCGGTTTTTTCTACAGTCGCCGGATTACTCAACGTGCCATATGCCAACCCGCAATTGAATTCCACCTTGCGGAGGATTGCATCCAGACCATTGAGAAAGTTAAGCTCTCGTAGGGTAGGCGTCCATTCGTCGAAGAGCTTGTTTGCCTCGCCAATCTCTCCGGTAGCATTTAAAGTCCGGTATAGACGCTTGTTAGGTAAAATCGGCTTGCCGTCCGTGTCCTTCTGAAAAGCGTCTACATCGACATACATAGCCCGCTCGCCGCTTTCGAACTCCCAAAGCAGCTTGGACCATTGTTTATCTGCATCTTTGATCAGATCCGTAGCGCGGGAATAGCAAGAAACCCCAAGAGGACTGGAAGGATCTACGTTGTTAGCTTGGGGGTATCTAAAATATGCAAATAGTGGCTTTTCGATCCCTATAATTGTGGCTTCTGGTTTAAGTTCTGCCCAATCCTTTACCACACCAAGAGATACCTGGTTGCCCAGCTCGTCTTTGACTGAACTCTTGAATGCCATATTGCGGATTACGTAGCCGGCTGGAGTCATCGTGTGATATTCCAGGCGTTTACAGTAATCCCGCCCGATAGTGCGCTGGTCAGCGAACACACAAGCAGTAATATTGCCGTTGGCATCAAATGAGACCGGGTAGAACTGATCCGCCTGAACGAAGTCAACGGTGATCTGATCGCCAGCGATGTAGGGCTTCATCATCAATCCGCCCTTGGCACACCCTTGCTCGATCTTTTCTCGCAGCTTAGGAAGGATCCGCTCCAGCTGCTCAGCAAGGTAGTCGGCGCGCGGGCTTCCTTCAATGGTGACTGCCATCTCGATGGTCACAGCCCGGGCAATCTCACCGGCGATTGCAGCTGGCAGACTTAATGAACTTATATCCTTATTCAGCCATGGCGCACCGTTCTCATACATCTGCGACCAGAGGGTAAGCGCGCTGGCCATGTCGGACGAAAGAGCAATGTCTACATTCAAGGCTTTTTGAACAGATGTTGTGCCTATCATTTTTTGGAGAACCTCCCGAATCCATTGTAGAATTCGCTGAAACATAATGTTTATCCTTGTAGAAGAATTCCAAACATTTTTTGTAACTCGTCATTGGAAGTGTCTGGAAGATAATCACGAGTAGTGTCAATCGAATTATGATGGGCAATTTGCCGGAGCTGATCGAGAGTAAATCCACCTACACCCAGCTGCCGACATATGTAATGAGTACCGTTGCCATAGTTGGTCAGGCTACTATGACGCATACAGTGAGGTGTGAAATCGACCTCATGGCCATGCAGCTCAGTAAGTTGGCCACGCATGTCCGTGAAAAGAGCATAAATATATTCCCGGTCGGCAGGTCTTTTATTTTCGCCCTCCCCGATCACCCACAGAGATTCGATGTCGTCAGCTCTGCGCTGTTCCAGCCATGCTAAAGAGATCTCACGTGTGCGACCAAAATATAGTAAAGGAAACTTCTTCCTGCCCTTTCCAATCACCTGATTTGTGTTGTTTCTGGCAGGATCCAGGAAAGAATATTTTGTGACCTGGCTCAGCTCATTACGCCTGGCCGCCGAGTCGTAGGCCAGCATGAGCAGAGTAGCCTTTTGATATTCCTCGCGCCGTACTAACTGGTGAAATAACCCCTCGACCATTTGGTCAGACAAGAAGATGATTTCTTTGATCGGTTCCCTGGCCAGCCCGCGCACACGTCGGGCAGCATTATTCTCATACTCCAGTTCATCGTCCATTTCGGCATAGGTGAGCATGCTCCGGATAGAGCTCATCAGACGGTTATTCCGGGCATTGGATACACCGCAGTCGTTGACCAAATACAGTGAGAAATTCCTGAAATCCTTCTTTGTAAGCTCCAAAATCGACCGATTATCCAGGGTTTTATAGGCATAGCAAAGGAAGCCAACCAGATCGGCTCGGTATTGCTTGATTGTTTCCTTCGAGCGCTTGAGTTGCTGCAATTCAAGGCAAAAGTCTTCGAGTAACTCTTTGCTCTCGGAATTGACCTTTGCCCAGGAAATCGGATCGAAGAAGGATGTATAAACTCTAGTCATAGTTGGATAAACTTCATATTTTATTTATGCTCCCAGACTCGCGCACAAATCCACCTGTGCGAGCGGAAGAACGCCCGCCGTGTCTGGCGTCAGCGCCAGCATAAATGTAGCATTATTATCATTGGCGTTTGCAATCTCTCCGAGGATCGTTGCCGCCGAACGTAGGGCAGAAGCTGTCTGATCTACGCCGGAGTTGTAGAACCACCGTCCATCGGTGCGTGGCGTTGCGACCATCTCTGCTGGTCGCAGGTTGCCAACCGGGATTGTCTGTTCGCCGTTTACTGGCTGTTCAAACACTTCGATCTGACTGGTATTGGTCGGGTGAGTGTGGCTGTTTTCCACAACCAAACAGTTCGGCTGGATACTCTTGATAAAGTTATAAATGGTCGAATATGGTATCTCGTCGTATCCCAGATGCCATGCCCACCCATCAATCCAGATTGCCATGATGTCTCCGTAATTAGTTAGCAACTCAGTAAGTTGCGTTTCGATCATTGCGATGTAGCCCGCGGCGTTTGTTGTTTCATTCGTCCCCGTGCGGGCCTCAAAGGTCAAGTCCCACGCCGATATATATAGCCCCGGTTTGATACCGTGCGCACGGCAAGCGGCTACAAAATCTCCAACAATATCTGGGCTGCCATTGGCAGCGTACCACGCTGTTTGTGCAATACTGTAAGGTGCATAACCGTCCGCATGGTAGGCGGTCGGCCATAACGCAAAACCGTCATGATGCTTTGTGGTCAGATAGGCATATTCCGTGCCCGCCGATACACACACATTCAGCCAGCCATCTACGTCTAGGGCCGTCGTGGTGGGTGCAAATGTATCGACGGACAGATTTGGGTTTGCTATTTCTGCGCTTACAAAGGTTGGCATATTCCAGCAGACTAATGCGCCTAGTTTTTTGTCCACGTATGCACGCTGGAGCGCTTGTTGTAGCGGATCGCCCCCGCTTATATAGGGAGCGCGGGCGGAAGCGCCGCCATTGCGTCTGTGATCGCATTGACCTGGGCAAGAGATAGCGTGATATTGTAAATTGCCAACGCCTGTATTTTTGCAGCGATCAACCCAGATGTTGCGGTCTTCCCAAATACAAAAATCCGGTCAGTGCCCGTAAAATCTGGCGCAACAACTGGACCAGAATTTGCCTTGTTATAATACCCGTAGGGCCCACACAGCGCCACGACGCCCGACGCGGTACTGGTGAAGGTTGGTAATAAATACTTACCGCCAATTCCGAAAAACAATTCGGTAGCGGATCGGTGGATCGGGGCCGCGTATGGTGTCTGTGAACCAAATAAATTATCATCCTCGAATGGAGCGCCCACTCCGGTAAAACGGCAAATAATAGATGTTGTGGCTCCATAAACCCAGGCGGCCGGCAACCGGGCGACCTTCGTTCCGTCAGCGATCCAGCCATCCGAGACATTCCAGGTCGGTTCCTTGAATTGCACAGGTTCGGCGTCGGTCCCCGTTCCCGGATGAGCGATATTGGTATAACTCGCCCCGATATTTGCCGCCCCGACGGGCTGGTAAGCCCCCAAGCAGTTAGCTAATGGCACGCCCCCTGCCAAATACCAAGGCGTGTGCCTGCTGCCCAACAACAAGCCGCGCCTTAGTCCAAAACCGAGCATAGCGCGCCTCCCCAAAAGACAAATAAAAGTAATCTTCTATGCTTCAACTAGGAAACCCACTGGTATTGGAGGTTGGCGGTTGCCGCTTCCTGGATGACCTTAATGGATGCACCGGGAACTGCAACAATAACTGGGGAACTATCGGCGAGTAACTGAAAGCCCACGGTCGCAGTGGGGGTTGTGCCATCCAATGTCCAGCGGACATTTTTGGTCAACGCCTGCAAGATGATGCTGTTCGCGTTTGCTGGCTTTGTTAGGGTCGTAGCAGACGATATATCAGCTCCGGCTGAATGGGCACCAATGGCGCCATAAGCAGTCATTTTATTGACCGCAGTTACCACATCTGCCAGAGTTTTTGGCGATGCGCCTGCAAGCGCCGTGATCACCGTGGCCAACGCAGCAACGAGCTCAGTATTATCGACCGGCACTACCTCTGCCCCAGCTGCGTCTTCAATAACGATTTCTTGTGCCTGTACTCCATTCTCAAACTGTTTCATTTGATCCTCCTATTGTCCTCTCCGGCGCCACTCCAAATTCATGGCGTACCGGACTTCATCAATACAATGGTTATTCTTATCCGGATACTCGCTGATGAAGCCACCTTCTTCACTGGGATCCGGTTCCAACTCATAATTCAGAAACTCTTCAGCATGGTAGGGTGCACGCTCGTTGTCGATCACAATGGCAGCCAGGCTCGCAAGCCATTTCATGCTGTACTTGACGGATTCAGGGCCTTTCTCTGCCCCTCTGCAGGATGGTCCAAAGAGCAGGACGGGCTTACCCCTGGCGTCAAGTTTAGGATTACCGTTTTGATCTAAGTCGGGTATGCCATTTGTGCTAAATTGTCGATAATCCGATATACTCTTTGGCTCAGCACTATCTGCAATAATCAATTCGTCCGCTCTAAGTCCCTTTTCTCTAACGAGTGCCCCGTAGGTTTCCAGGTTGCCGGCTTTGTACATTCGCAGCTCATCGAAGATGTACAATATCCGCCGGGCTGCATCGTAGTGCATCTTGCCCCACTGGAATGGATCCGGGAAGTAACCCCAGTCAGTGCCCTGGTGAATTCGGTCGAACTTAGCAATCTCTTCGTCCGTGATCTTGCGGACCTGCACATTCTCAAAGACCATCCCGCCGGTGCCATTGGCGATACCCAAGTACTCATGTTCGTAGGCCTTCAAGTTGACATTCTTAAGATGGTCCGCTTCGTCTAGCCAGGGCTTACCGAGCCACTCAATCGGTACATCCATGTAGCTGCTGGTATGCCTGTATTGCGTCTCCTTCGGAATCTTGATGTACTTGTTTGCCCAGTTTGCGGCCGTCCGGGGTGGGTTGAAACTCTTGAAGATAATTGCTGTTTCGCCGCCACGGATGGTGCTTTGCTCGATTTTTCGAATCGCTTCTTCACCGCGGAACTGGTCGAGCTCTTCAAACCAAGCAATCCCAATGTGACCAAATGGAGGCTTGATGCTCTTGATCTTGCCCGGGTCGTCTGCACCACGGAAGAAGATCTTTTGACCGGTAGGCAGGTAGGTAATCTCAAGCGGGCTGGTAGTACGTTTGAAATCGCTAGCCAGACCCGGATAATAAAAATCCAACTCATTGATAGCCCAGGTCAGTTGTGCATAAACGCTATCTCGCAAGGTATCAGCGACCTGGCGGAGCGCTAGTGCGTGCATGGTTGGGTTATTGACTAACTGCCAGATAATGGCCAGGCTGATGAAGCTCGATTTGGTTGAACCACGGCCACCATAGAGGACATACTCAGTATGCTTTTTATCCCGTATGTCACGATATGGAGCGAGAAACGGCGGGGCAATTAGATCAGCGGGGATGGAGATGGATCTGACGGTGTTGGACCCACGCAGATCATCTTTATCCGTGAATGCTCCATTGTGTTTGCCGGCATTGACTATGGCGGATGGAGCATCGTATAGTTTGAGCCCTAAACCGTTCTTGGGACTGTCGGTGAACTCCCTCACCCGAAAAGATCGTTCAGGGTCAAGGAGTGCATCAAGATCTAAAACAACCTTCTTTACCTTGTATCGCCTGTGCGAAATTCCCAATATGGGATCAACGTATTCTTCTTCTTCGAGGATCTCTTCAGACGGCAATGGTTCTTCGGTCCACCGCTCTGATGCTTTGAAGAACTGGCGCATGTCATTGCGACCAAATTCAGACATTCGAGCAAGAGCCTCGGTCTCTCCCATGATCTTGCTGCGCCAGGCAGCTTCTTTTTCGGCTTCTGCTAAATTGTTAAGGTGCTGATCCCAGGCAAGAGCCCGAGACTTCCAATTCCATTTTTGAGTATTCTTGTTCCAGGTACTGCTTGCGCGCTTCGCTTTGCCGTTCTTTGCTTCTCTTTCACGGCGAAACACTTCTTCAATCGATCGTCCTGGTCCCAATAGTCGATAAGCCGAAAACCGCTGAAACCAGCGATTCGGCTCATCTTCCATTTGATCCCAGGGCTTACGTTCATCTTCCACATTTACCAACCTCGACGCTCAGTATGTTAGGCTGAGCCAGAATGGGATCACCTCCCTTTGGGAACTGATCAATCATTTTCATCTTCGATCAAGATAGCCCCATCTGGTACATGATGCATACAGAAGTATCGGAACACAGATGCGCCATTATCCAGTAGCTGGATAGAATAATGTGTCAGGGAAGCCGAATGGCAGACATGGCAGCCGGTCAAGAGCGATAATGGATCTTCTTCGATCTCCACCATATCAAGACGACCCCGCAGGCTCTCAATCGTGTTGCGGATCAAATTAGCTGTATCCATCCCACACGCTTGCTCTACCCGGATAAGCGCTGCTTCAAGATCAACATCTTGTACGGGTCGAACTGTTCGAGACGACAATCCGATAAAGTCAACGTGATCGGTCATAATCCGTGCATCACTTCCAGCCTTCGGAGGCGCTGCTCTACGGTCGGTGTTCGCTCTGGTACTGATTGCCCTGCCCAGGCTGCCAGTTCATCAACAGTGCCATTCCAAAGCAATATGTCCATGGGCCTATTAGCGCAGCCGGGTAACAAAAGGCGATCGCCTGAGATTTGCCAAACCCGCACTGGCCCAGGTGGATTTGCTTGTGGCTGCCAGGGATAATCTTGTACTTGCTTGTACAGGTCTTCCCAGGTCATATTAATTCGCCCAGATGGGCGAAAAACATACGGGTAACGTGCCCAGCAGTATTCAACATCATGCGGCCATTCAGATAAATAAGACTCAAACCATTTGCCTGTATAAAGGAGCGGCTTCCAATAGCGTTTTGTGAGTGCCAAATAGGCCTTGACCTGGCGTGCATATTCCTCGGGCGTGATTTCGGAATATTTGACCTCGACATCGGGCATGACCACTTTGCATCCAACTGGCATATGATCAGCCATGAACTCATAATTGATTGCCCCGCTCACCCAGGGGTTATAGACAAAGTAAGGCCAGCGAATAAAGGGGGCAGCTTCAATCCATTGGGTGAGGAAATTAGTATCCATATGGTGACCGCCGTTCATGTCATTCATACGGACGCTTACAAAGTCGACGCCGCCCGCTTTTACAGTGGGCTCATCTATATTCAAATTCCCTTCCCATACATCGATACCAAGGACGTACCTACCCATGATTTATCCTCAACACATACCCACAATTTCTACAAACCCACGACTACCCGCTCGGCCAGCAGGCGAGGGTTCACTGTCTAGACGTTCCCCGCTTGCGGCGCTCGGCTTCCAGCTTCTCGTTCTGTGTTCGGGTACGCTCCTGCATCGTGGCAATGGCCTTCGTAGTCTCTTCAGCGTGGTCGTCAAATTTCTCCACCAGGCGCTGGAGTACCTTCACAACTTCATCGTTTCTCTCTTTGAATGCCTTCTCCCGGTCCTCGAAATATGATTGCCACTGCTTGTCCCGGTTAGTGATGAAGCCTTGAAACTGTACGCTGATTTCCTGGATTGTCCGCAAAATGGACCGTATGAAGGCGTAGAAACCCCCCAAAAAAGCCAACAGCATCAATACGAATAAGACGACGATTACAGATTGCTCCCATGCGGAATATGGTATCGTTGGCATGGGGCTATTTGTCTGATGTCAAAAATCGGGTACTTGCCCGGTTGGCTGGGAGTGGGTCTTCGACCGGTGATTTGGCGAAGGACTTACCCAGATCGTACAGGCCTGATGTCACCAACCCAAACAGGATATCGAACACTGCCAGGGTAAACCAACCGGCGAACGTGGTGGGGGTTGCAAGGGAGAGCTGGTATCCGGTCCCAAATAGAACCCCTAGCCCCAGGCTGAGCGCCAGGCTGGCGTTCCCTTCGATCTTGAATCTCTTGGCAAATTCCACCAATCCCGCGATCATAGCGATCAGCAGCAACGGACTTAGTTTTCCAAATATTTCTTCCATTTGAGCCTCCGATGGTTAAAATGCAAAAGCGCCAAACACGCCAGTCTCTTGACTGGACATGTCGGGCGCTCCATCACCGACAAACCTCCTGCGAAGACCCCCACTGGAGAAGCGATATTTAGTTATTCCTAGTATAAATTACTTTTGCGGAATGTCAACGGGAAATAGACGTACACCAGCCACCATTAGGTTTTTAATAATTTCTTTTATGGTTTCTGCTCCTGGATACCAAATCCGGAGAGATCCACAACTCGGACAATATATTTTAGCCTCGCCAATTGCGATTGCTTGAATTGGGCTCATGGTGCAGACTTTCAAACAATCGTAAGGACCATCCTTGATCATATAACCAAGGGTTACACCGCAATCACACTTCCATGGTTTACCATTGATGCTTGGCATAGTTCCCCTATAGTCCGCTGGCGAGCAGCCGGATTGACTCAGTATTGGTCAGGCCATAAAGCCTGGCATGTAGGTTGATCACGTCCAAGGGCTTTGGGGTGCAACCCGCGAAACATCCACAGATCTGACTCTTCGTATCAATCCAAAATGATGGCTTATGATCATCGTGAAACGGACAAAGAGAAATCATCCATCGATTACCATTATCACTACTCACGGCCCGAGGAAAGTAATCTTGTACCTTGACTGTTTTCTTGATATGATCAACAGCATCCTTCTGTAGCTTAGTTGTCATTTGACCGGCAATTACCCATGGATCTACAATTATCGAAGTTGTAGGCGGTTGAACGTGATCGGGAAGCTCAACAGTTTGTAGTAGCTCCGCCGGCAAAACATCGGATAAAGCGTTCACCTTTGGAAATATCCAAGGTTGCTGCTGAGGAGTGTAGATGGCTCCCGTGGGATGCGTGGACCAGGGACCCAGAACATATCCACCTGTTGATTTGATATCTACACCAGGCATATGGCGGTTATGTTCCGGAGTCTCCAGGCGAATGTAAACGTGGATCCCCCGGCTGGTTCTCACTCGAAAGGCTGTGCTGGCCACATGATCTGGTGTACCACCCATACGCTTCGACCAGATCAACCACCGGGCGTAGTAACCGATTTCATCGAAGTCGATCACGGTCAACCCTCTCCAACCGGTAACGATGCCGATGTTGTGCAGCCGGCTGGGAAACCAGGCCTTGAGCTCATCTTCCGTGGGCAGCTGGACTTGATACGGCTTCCACGGATCGATAGCAGGCCGTTTATCATGATATCTTACGGGGATAACTGCTATCCCCGATTGAACAAATGTCGTCGCAGTTTCAAATGGTGTTTGCATGGTTTCCTCCAACCTTAATCCAACCTCCAACCTCATCCAACCTTTTTCCTATATTAAGCCAACTTTTAAATATTTCCTGGGAGTTAATGGGAAATAGGTTGGAGGGGTTGGATGGTTGGATTAAGAAAAAATTTGCGCTCAGCACTTCTCATATATTATGCTCCTCACAGGTCGAAAAACTTAATCCAACCTTAATCCAACCTCGTAAAGGTTGGAGGGAATTCTCATAATTAGAACAGTCGAATACCCAAGTAACCATTGACATATTGGTTTTGCTGGTTCTGACGCTTGCATTTCTTAAGACCTAATCGGGTCATACACGCCGAAAGAGCCATTGAGTTAGACTTTGTTGTGCCCTTCAGCGCTCCGCGAACGGGATCTTCAAGCACCGCCAGTATGTCGATGCTCGGAGTCCACCAGGGCTGATCAACATCAATCTCGAAAAACTTCTTAATAAGACCTTCAATCGGATCATCCAGTTCGTATTCTTCGTTGATCTCACCCGCCAGCTTCTTCTCGGCCTCTGTCAAATGCCAGGGTTCCCCGGCGAGGTATAGCGCATATGCTTCTGCCCAAACATGGTCCGGCTCAACTGCCTTGGTGTACCCTCGCCAGTCGATATCGGTAAGCGAGCAGGTGAGGAAGCGCCGGTTTCCTGTTGGATCGTTGAGGAAGCCGCCTTCGCTGTTGAGCGTTCCTACTAGACTGGCCATCGCCGGCCCACGGGTGTCATACTGGGCATACGGTAAGCGAACGGTTACTTCTCGCATGGTTACGAATGCTTTCAACGCTTCCCGGTCGGTTCGTCGAGTAGTGGCGCCTAATTCGCTCACTTCCCAGACCCATTTACGCATTAAACGCTTATAGGTGTCTTTATCATCAGGATCGATTGGTCCCTCGTAAAAATATTCATACATCGGCGATGATAGCCACTTAACAAACTCGCTTTTGCCGATCCCTTGCGGACCATCCAAAACCAGCATGGGGTTTTGCTCAGCTGCCATCACCTTGGCTACAGATCCAATCAACCAGCGTTTGAAGAAAGCCGGGAATGCTCCATGACGATCGGACACAAAGCTGCTGAGAAGATCAATGTAATGACCACCGTCATACGATAAACTGTTAAGGTACTCTTTGATGGGATGGTACCGATTTCGATACGCCTCCACCAGGTAAACGTCCTCTACAACACCTGACTGAGGAAAACCAGCGTCACGCATTTTCTGCCGAATCTCGGCTGCGGTAGGATCGATCATTGGTTTTCCATCAACTTCTACTTCTCCCGTGCAAACGTTGAATTTGAAAGCATATCCCAGAGCTTGTAATGCCTTAAGATACTCCTTCGTCTTTGGGTTCTTTGAGCTGGTAGATGCGCTTTGATTTTGTTGCTGCAGCTCTCCAACTCGCTGGAAAACCACATTGCTGATTGCCAGCTGCACATCACCAGGAAGACCTTTGATTCCTTCCTGGAAAGCCTTATCCAGGTCCGATAAATTGCGCATCTGGAGGTGGATGCTGCACCATGGCTCACCGGCCGGAGGTGCAAGCCCTGGGACATCCAATCTTGCCAGGACGCGGGCGATCTGCTCCACCCCGCCAAGGAAGTCCGGTTCATTCTGGAACATTGCCAGATTCTGGACATCCGTAGCGTTGAAGCCAGCATTGGTAAGAGCCTTGAAGAAATCTGCAACGGGAGTTGGCATACCATATTAGGCTTTGAGCAGCAGTCGAACATTCGCCGCAAGTTCTTGAGCTTTCTCAGCAGTTACACTCAGCCCGCCCGATGCTTTCGCCAATCGTTCAAGGAATTCGCGCCCTGCTGGATATTCTTCCGGTCCTACATAAATTGTGGATATCTTATTTTTGAAGGTCTTTGCTACATTCATTGCATCTCGTTCGCTGTTTGGTTCACCGTCAGAGATAACAATAAATCTCATCCCGGTAACATCCGCCTGTTTTGCAAATTTCAGGGCTTTTTCAAGATCCGTACCACCGCCAAAATACTGTGGGATACCAGCAGGGCAGAAGATGATCTCGCTGGAGAATGCTAAAACTGCGATTTTACCAGGCAGGCTATTTTGTAGATCTGCCAGCTCCTGGCAGGCAACTTCGTAACGAGATTTCCCACCTCGGCTGTCGTGGGAATTCATAGAGCCAGATGTATCTACGATTACGATCACATCGGCATTGATGAATGTTTCGGCGATGCTTTTACCATCCCGCCGGGCAATTGCGCCAATACTTCCTGTGATGATTGCATTAGTACTCATATTTCCACCTTTTTCCCGTAGATAGATTCAAACGATTCATGGAGAGGAGATGTAACAAAGCAATAGGGATCTATCCCCCTTTGCACCATACTTCGACAGGACTCAATGAAGATACATGTTTCACATGCATGGATATTGCAGGTCCTCGCAGTTTCTGTCGATAAAATCTTCTTCCGCTTTGGTTGGTGGCTTGCGGCTATTGCAGAGTCAGTGTAGGTCATGATTGCACTCGCTCGAACTCAATCACCCACACATAGGGGTTAACATTCCATCCATAGCCACGTTTGGCATTGATGCTGTCCCATAAGATTTGAAACCATCGGCGATAATTCCGCTTCTCTTCGGGTACGTTTTCGATTGAGTATTCGTATCCGTGTTCTATTTCCTTGCATCCGTCTGCTCCTAACCACCAAGGAGAAGCGCCTTCTGCTCTTGCGTCTGCCCGAGAGATAGATAGCAACCGTTCTACCCGGACGTTCGTAATCTCCAGGGTTATACGAGAAGCCCAGCGGGGCATGTGGATTGACGGTCGCCACTTGAAGTATTCGCCATATTCTGGATTTGTGGCCTTGAAAATTGCCCGGCGATCCCATTCCATTCCCGGTGGTCGATCGTCTGCACCCTCTAGCATCCATGTTTCCCATACCCACAACCGGCCGCCTGGCTGACCATAGGGACATCGGATCGGTATTGGATTGATTTCTCTTCCGTCTGCGGACATGCCGAGGAACCAATGGAACTCCCCAGGATATTTCTTGTATTCTTTTTTGGCGGAAGGCTTCAGAAGGTAGTCACTCGGCTCAAGGCCACGATAGCCCAGTGGTCCTAATGGGGAATCACCAGTCAAGACGCCGGGGTAATGATTGACATCCTCCATGCCACGCAAGCGCCGTGACTGAGTTTTGCGCCCTCTCAGAATTGCCAGCACCATTTCACTCGAAAATATGATTGGTCGCTCTTTCATCTATTTTTCTCTGGAAATTCTTTCCACTCACGACCATCCAATAAGCAACCGGCCGCTTTCTTTCCGATTTTT